TTAGGAAACAATCCTATTAAACTGTTTGATTGCCTCTGCTTCGGTCTCTTCTTTTAAGATATGAGTATACACTTTCAAGGTTATATCGGGCGACGAATGTCCCATGAGGTATTGAACCGATTTAACATCCATCTTGGCTTTGACAAGCCGTGTACAATATTCGTGGCGCATACTATGGGCAGTGACTTCAGGCAATGGTTCATCATGGCAACTATTATAGGCTTTGATTAGTCCTTCAAAAATTCTAACAAGGTTTTTATTCGTATAGGGCCTTCCAGTTTTTGCTATGAACAAGAAGTCGGCTTGCCCATCTATTATTCTCTCTGCTTTTACAATCGGACGTTGTTTTATCGCTTCTTCAAAAGCAATGATGGCGTCTTTAGATAATGGGATAGTCCTTATCCCACTTTCTGTTTTTGTAGGTGCTAAATACAGCCCGCCGCTCTTTCCATCGTACACCATCTGATGAGATATAGTAACAGTGTTGTTATCAAAATCAAATGACTTTTTTGTTAGCCCGCATAATTCTCCTGCTCGAAGTCCGGTCTCGTGCAAAAGCATCACCATGCCAACATGCCTTTTATATACTCGACTAGATTTCATGAACTTGATCAGATTTTGATACTGCTCTTCTGTTAATATTTCTTTTTCTTTTGAGTCACATTTGACAACTGTATTTAATTTAAAAACGAATGGATTTCTAGGAATTATATTCTCATCAAACATTTCTTGAAATGCCGGTCTAGCTAAAGACATGACATCTCTGATTGTTGTATAACAATATCCTTCGTTATCCAATTCTCGTGCAAATTGTTTTACATCGCGCACTAAAATATCAGTTGCATTCATTTCCCCAATTAGGTGATTCTGAAAGATTTTCAAATTCTGCGATTTTGTTTTATAGCTGCTTGGCCTAATAGTAAGTTTTGTTTCTTCGAGATGTCTTTTTGCTAATTGGTACACTGTGATTTTTGAAGTAGACGTTATACCCAAATTAAGTTTTTCTTGGATTTCAGCTTCTTTTTCTCTCAATTCTTTAAGTGAAGTGGCGTATATTATTGAGCGTTTTCCAAGTTTGTTTGTCCATCTATATTGGTATCTCCCATCCTTTCTCTGGCTCTCGCCGTCTTTTAAAACTTTGCCATTATTATCTTTACGTCTTATCATGATGCAGAACTCCTTACGTTATATAAGAAGCTCTGGTGTGACACCATGAGTATACCACATCAGAGCCTATATTTCAAACAGAATACGTTTGATCTATATATTTTTCGAGAGCTTTACGTTTGATAAGACGTTTATTCCCCACCCAAAGTACCAATGGACAGTTTTCATCATCAGTAATCGCTCTTAGTCGGCAGACCCCAATCCCCGTGTAAGCAGCCGCTTCATCTAACGTCAGGGTCGTCTTTTCCCAAATTGGGACTTCCTTCATTCAATCACCTCTCCATCTTCTCTTCTCCATACCTTGCCACACATACATTGTAAAGTAGCATAGCACGTGTCATAAGGCCAACTCCGCCGATACGAGGGGTTACTTTGATATCTTCCATCTCATAAATATCATCGGCACAGTCGCCGTGTTGCTTTCCGTTCTCGTCATAGTTGATGCCAACATCGATGCAGACTTCAACCCGATCAAGACCAAACGGTGTGATAAAGTTGCGCTTGCCCACAGCAGAGATGACCACATCGACCATTTCAAATCCAAGAGTAGTGGCCTTCATGCGGGAACCCGTGCTATTCACAGAGATCACATTACAGTGCCGTTTAATCAGCATATCAACCAGCGGACGACCAACAATATCAGATTGACCGCATACGAGTACATTCTTGCCATCCAGATCGTAACCGATGGAGTCAAAAATCTTCATAACGCCCAGCGGAGTGCAGGGCTGAAATTTAGATGTAGAATTAAAGCCATCAACGTCAAGTTCATCTGGAATACAAATATTTTTAGGGTCGATATGTTTTGGCAACGGAAGCTGAACAATGATACCGTCCACATATTCCCAATTATAATCTTCTAAGATCTTGTTGTTCAATTCATCTTCGGTAATATTTTCTGGCAGTTTGACAAGCTCCACTCCGATTCCAACCTCTTCACAGTCACGCAGCTTGCCGCGAATATAAGCATTGGATGCAGGGTTGTCCCCTACTTGATAAATATGTAAAATAGGAGCATAGTCATCTTCTGCGATGACATTCTTGATTTTATTTTTGATATCCTGTGCGATAGATTTGCAGTCAATAATCATTGTGAGTCTCCTTTATAAGAATGTCTGAAATAGTTTCCTAAGCTTTGCGCTGAGAGCGTCATTTTCAAGATATGATGAAGAATTCAATCTGAACTTTCTGTACGGAACGTTTTCAGATGATAGATAAACATCATAATTGATGTCGTTCATTATGATGGACTCATTAGTGACAACTTTGGCGGTCGGTAAAAAACATTCAAGTAATGAAATATCATAATTGAAATCCTGACAAAGAGATTTACCAAAATCATCAATATCTGGAATCTTCTCATTATCGATATAGTCCCAAATATATTTTATTCCAGTTAGACCATCTTTCATGAGGCTATCCGTTTTTACCATTTTGTGTAGGTCTGTATCAATCAAAATAAATCTACTATAGAATCCAGAAAATCCTCCATTAGACTGTAAAAGCAGCTTCATATGTTTTCTCCTTTATACTCACTACTACTATACAGAATATTTCGTAGCTGATTGATAAAACCATCAACAACGCATTCACTGCAATCTAAATTAACCGTACACATGCCACAGCTATCAGTATAATGGTGCAGTAGATCTTCGATTGATCTTTTATAATATTCTGTTTGGTCTTTATAAAACCCTAATTCTACTGTAAATTTGTCGCTTTTATTTAACGAATTATCGCTATTATTTTTACTCATTTATTGCCTCAAATACGATGAAGGAGCCATTGTTTGCTCCAATCGATATTTTTCATATTCACCCAACATTTCACGTCGCCATCTTTGAATAAATATTTCTGATTGAACTTTCTTAATGTAAAATGTGGCTCGCAGTCCGGCCATGAAAAATTACCGGGACATCTCCACACAAGATATAAATCACCCGGAATTAGGTTTGACTTATCTGTTGTCATACAACTCAACAAAAGTGTTTTAACGAATGGATCATACATATCGACATAGGCTACTACGTTTAAACATGGGCGCGTGACGTTATTTAGATATGGATGAATGAAGTTCCTTGAGATTCTAAATCCAGGCTTAAATCCATCTATATCAATCCAATATGCGATTTTCCATCTTGGAGTCCAATCTCCGTAATCTACTATTGTAAGGTATGGTCGGTAATTCACAAAACAAATTTTATCATCCAAGTTCAACACCACCTTCGTTTACAATATAGATGCCGTTGTCTTTAAGATATTCTATAAATTCTTCGTGTGGCAACTTATGTGCAAGTTCACAAACAGTGTAACTACTTCTGCCTTTCACCCACTTTGTTTCTTTTCTCAAGTTAGACCACTGGTGTACACGAAATTCCTTACAACGCCATTTTAAATGAAAGGTATCCGCACACGAATCGCAAATTGGTATCTCTACATAAAAGTCACCCGGATAGCGTTTTCGTCGCCACCACTCCATATCATAGAATACAATACCATAGAGTTCAGGATAATCTTCAAATCCATGTTCTCTAAGGTAAGCAAAGCCCAATCCATTGATAGTCCATTCTGGCGACCTTGGAACTGTATACCGAAGCTGTGATTCTGTATGCGAGATACAGGCATTGTTATATTTTCCATCGATGCCCATAATGTACCAGTCGGATTTATAACAGCCTATTTGCTTAGTCACAACTAATCACCTCACCAGTATCATCACCTAACGGCCACTTGCATCCATAAAATGTTCCCAAATTTTCGATTTTAAAATAGTACCATTTTTTCTTCACGTAGTCATAAATACTGTAGCAAGTACAGCGTCCATCCGGCCAATGGTTCTTTTTAATAGTATCAATATCAAGTTCTAAAAATCGTTTAATCTCGGATAATTTATATGAAGCAAAGATATAGTCCCATGGGCCACGCCAATGGATAAACCACATGTGCTCTACGAAGTTCGGCCATTCTACAGAAAATCGTTCGACTGGTTTACTTCTGCCAAAATTCTTATATTGAAGAAAATAGTTGCTGATACCGTGTACACCAGTCCAATAATGGTCTTTAGTGCAGATGAAATGAGAATAGCTCTCCCATTCTGGATTTTGTATTTCCCAGTGATTTTTTTCGATTGAAAATCTATCGTCCAATCAATCCACCTCATAAAAGTCTAGTTTTACCGTATTTTTCGCTAATTTTTATAGCGATGATACGTTATTTATTTACCATTCGTAACCGTTTCTCCATAAAGTCGTCCCATTTCATACCGAGAGGACTACCGTCAACATCCACACAGTTGCCATAATCATCACGATAAACGGCAGGTTCTGTCGGCTTACCATAAAATGGAATAGATTCTTTTGGGACAATTTGAATTTCTTTGTTAGGATCATAATTAAAATCGTGAGTTCCATCGCAAGCCACGATGTCCCCATCTGGCATTATATAAACCGGCTTGAAAAATTTCTTATTTAGATTATCAGATGTATCGAATGTGACACCAGTGATTTCCCACTCGTCATACCAATGTTTGCTCATTTTTCCACCACATATAAATATCTTCATTTCGGATTCGCAATCTAGTTTCTTTTTCAAAGAAGCATTCATTTGTACTATCCCAAATTGCCATGACACAAATATTATCATTCCCGTATGGTTCATACCCATAATATTCGTGAAATTGAAGTAGTAGCCGAAATGTTTTGTTGTTCTGTCCATAAGCAGGGATTGGTTCGTCTTCAGTTTTTATCCACATCGAATTCTCCTAAAACATACATTTTACTGCATACTCACACGATTATATACTGACCCATTCTTATCAGCCAGCAAGCACTGCTCTAGATATTTTTGTTTTTTCATAAGCTCGTATTTGGCAGCGAAAATCATACCATTATATTCAGTTGCCGCTTCTTCATAAGTGTCTGCGAAACGATAACAATCAGGATTTGCCCCAACGCTAAAAGTCTTTGATCTCGTTTTGTTACTCAAGGTATGGAACTTAGAATAGTAACTTCTTTCTTCAAAAGTACCAAAGACAGGCTCACATTTGATGCCAGCCTTTGTATCGTCAAATCTAAATCCAGTACACCATAGAGGAGTATCTTCTGGGACTGTTTTAATGTCGTAAACCATATTTTATTCCTCAAATATTATTCGCCGCAAACACAAACGACCTATTAAAAATATCTTTGAGATTTTTTTCTTGAATCTTATTTCCTTCAGATAAAGCAACCTTGATAACTTCATCGTCGGTATATGTCTCATCATATTCTGCCGTGTCGCAAATCTTATACAGTTTGCTGTCTTTATTTTGAAATAGAGTTCCCTCACCAAGTTTTAATGGAGCTGTTTTCTTTTCTTCTCGAATATGTGCTTTCATGCGACCTCGATTCTTTCTTTGGCAATTTCAAAATATTTCTGATTAAGCTCTATTCCAATATAATTTCGTTCAAGCTTTCTAGCGGCGACGCCACTTCCACCAACTCCCATACAATTATCAAGAACGGTTTCACCTTTATTCGTATATGTACTGATAAGCCACTCCATTAAAGCCACTGGCTTTTCGGTTGGATGAAGCATAACAGAACTATGCGCTCTTGGAAAAGTCACCAAAGATTTTGGATACTTCTTTGTGTCTCCTACTCTTTCCGCAGATGCCTGATTTGTAGAATTAAAGTTGCCGTAGTTGTTGTTTTTACGATTTCCATCTTTATATTTTGTGCCCATTCCGTGTAGCGGTTCACCTTCTGTGAATTGTGGATTATATGTAGGAAGCCTTTTATAAAAAACAACAATTTCTTCTGTACTGCGGAGTGGCATTCGTTTTGCATTCAAAAATCCAGATGAAAGAACTTTGTTCCACACGAGATTATATCGCCACATTTTGCGGTTACTTTCCATAAGATCTGCCATAAACATTCCATCGGCAAATAGGCAAATCGCACCGTTATCCTTAATGATTCGGTTGTATTGTTCCCACAGCTTATCGAAAGGAATCACAGAATCCCATTTATTATGAGTGACACCATAGGGCAAGTCACAAAGAATCATATCGATAGATTTATCTGTGATTTGTGGCATAATTTTCAAACAATCATCATTATAAAGTTCCATTCATTCACATCCTCTTATTCCTCCCACCCACCCATAAAATTTACCTTTTACCGGAATGAATATTTCGTTCTAATCGAAGGTGTTTCTACACTTTTTGCAGGATTCTCCAGCGTTGCAGCCGATGCGATAATTTCACCGATGCTCTTCTGGAATTCCTGCAATTTCTTCAATTCGCTTTTAATATCAACTTTCACTTCGACATTTTCAATAAACCCAATGTCCTCAAGACATTTACAGTAACCGGCAATCTCGTTATAGAAGATGTGGTCGTACTCTTCCAAAAGCGTGTGCTCGTCAAACAGCTTTACTTGCCATGCAATTCCAAATGGAGCTTCTTTCTCGTAATGAGATTCGATAATATAATACTTCATTATATATTCTCCTTACTTGATGCTGTCCTTAGCTTTAACCCTCTTTAAAACATCAGCTTTATTCTCTTACTGTTTTCCGGTACTTCCAAAACCACCGGCTCCGCGCTCAGTTTCGTCCAATTCGGAAACTTCTTTAAAATCAGCCTGCCAAAATGGAACAACTGCCATCTGAGCAATGCGATCACCATGAGTAATCATCTGCGGGATATTGGAGTGGTTATGTAGCGCAACGATATACTCTCCACGGTAATCTTGATCGCACACGCCAATTTTGTTCGCAGGAGCAAGTCCAAGCTTAGTTGCCATACCGCTGCGAGCATAGATAGCGACATACCAACCTTCCGGCGGAGCCATTCGCAGACCAGTATGAACCTTAACGGTTTCACCCGGCTGAATCATGATGCAGCGGTCACCATTCTTGTTTACCATCGTTGCATCATCAAACCCGATATAAGCATACAGGTCTGCACAAGCAGCGTTTTTTGAGCCATAAGTCGGCAGATGAGCATCTTCGTGCAGTTTATTGATTTTAATGTTGGGGCGATACGGCATCCGACTCATGCCATAGCCAAGATTAGTAGTTGTGTTTCCTAAATCCATATTATTTTCCTTTCTCTTCTGGAGTCCACCAAAGGACTGGATTATCTTTTCCTGCGCTCCTCCAAATATCAATCACCCTCTGATTTGAGCTTCCCATATATGGAAGAGAAATATCTTTTTTCGCCTCAATAAAAGGACCATCAACAAGAACTGTTGTGTATGAAAAAATGTTGACAAGAATGACGCTATCCCATGATTCCATCCATTCTTGTCGCAGTTCTTCATATGTGTACCCCGTCCATAACCAGATATCTTTTTTTCGCCCAAACTCTTTGTAAACACATTTGCAGATACGAAAGATTGTAGTTCTATTCTCCGGCAAGAGTGGATCTCCACCAGTGAGAGTCAGTCCCTGAATGTAATCAGGTCGAAGTAAATCTACAATTTTATCAAGCATTTCATCTGTGAATGGCTGACCACCATTCGGGTCCCATGTGGTAGGATTCTGACAGCCGGGGCAATGATGGTTACATCCCGCGCAGAACAACGTGACTCTTACGCCTGGCCCATTCGCAATATCACATGGAACAATTTTAGCGTAGTTCATTTAACGCCCTCCATTTTCGCCCCGCAATAAGGGCAATACTTAAAAGGTTTATACTTTTCAGAACCAACACAAGGATTCTCACGAGGATAAAAGAAATCTTCGTAAAACTGTTCACTACAGTTAGAGCAATGATATACAAAGTCTTCTTCGTCATCGCATGACCAGTGATCCCAGTGTGCGATAGCGCGAACCGTATTAGATTCTGCTTTCGGAAGCCTCAGTAGATCTTCGCGTTCTTCTGCTAGAAAATCAGAATAGTCATCTTGTTCGTCATAAAAGCGCATATGTTTTAAGCCACTGTCAATCTCATCTAGCAAAGGAGTGATATCCGCCCATCGAGCATTTTCAGGAATGTATTTCGCCATCTTAAACCACCTCAATGCTTAAACGTCTGTAATGCTGCAAACACGACAATAGCAACATTCACAACTCCACAAAAGAACTTCTGTGTGCTTTCGTCATCAAAACTTGCCTTGGACACTTCAACGATAAGCTGCTCACATCGGATGCAACAGCCCATCATAATTAGAGTTGCTAAGACAGCAATCGTAAAATCAATCTACATCGATTAGCACCTCCTCGATAGGAATAATCTGACCATCAACGTAGTGGCACATCTGACCGTGCTCATTATAATAAGGAGACATATAGCCGTAGCCTGTGTAGCCTGCACCTTTTCCGAACAAATAATACATGATGTGTGTATCCTTGTCGTACACCATAGGAGTGTCACCGATACGATAGAACCAGCCATTCGCTACAGTTACATTTCCTACTGAGTCTTTCACCCTTGTACTACATCCAGTCAGTATAATCGTTGCTAGAAGTATGCATACGGCAGTATTTTTAAAAATTTTAAACATACCCTTCCTTTCTGTTAAAAGCGGAATTCTATTAAAAATCGCCAAAAACTTATTGCGATAACACGTTGATTAAATTTAACTAAAATCAGGATTGTTTTCATCCCCTGTCACATGCATCGCCAATAATCAGGCTTGTCGATAACATCGCAATTTAAATCGTACCATTGAGTGTTCCAGCCCATAAAACCAATTTCTGATGGTCCATCATTACCGTATCTGATGTAGACATTATCAGAACAAAGTTTATTATTTACCACTGGTTCTCTATCTTTTACTCGAATCCACCGTGGATCATAATCAACTTCCTTATAGGATGAAATCTCGATGCTATGATAACAATTGGAAAGTTCCATACGAACATCATCTTCAATGGACTTAATATTTTCTTTATCGATCTCATCAACTAAAAGTTCAATGGTCACTTTCTTCACGTTCATTCTCCTTTAAATACCGCCATGCATCAGGCACTTTTAAATAATCAAACACACCGTCCGGCATCCAATTTCCTTGCTTTGAATACCACACTCTAGTTTCTCGTTCTCCGTATTTTGCTATGACAGTGCTACAAGGCTTCGGAAGATTTATCGTCGGGACATTCCAGTCATCCAACTTAGTTTCCGGCCAGTCAATTCGAGTGCCACACTGACCGCAATAACTATTTCGATTCCCATCTTCATTACAAAGATACTCGCCGCTGCCACAATACTGGCAAGCGATAATGCCTTCCTCTACAAAAGGATTGTTAATCATGTCCAGCCTCGATTTCTTTCCATCCAATAAAATCACAAACACAAAGCTTTTCCGGATCACATCTGTGGAGCAAGAATTTATTTTGTCCAGAAAGCCTAGATCCACCAGATACTTCAGCGGGTTTACGCCCATCTCTAAACATTTCGGAAAGAGTCCATTCCTCAACAGCAGATAAATCAACATCATAAAAAGTGATGTAGCGATCACATCCACGGCATTTAAAAATTTTTACGTATTTCTTTTCCATGTCAATTACTCCTGTGGATCATCGGGCAAAAACATCCAACGAGTTGGCTCTACACGACACCAATTACGGTCAACAATATCATACCAGTGCCCATTCTCGTGATAAAATACTACCGCCTTCCCCATTTCTGGGTCATAAACAAGAACAGGCTCGCTTTCACAAGTCTTTGGATTAGTTTTGGGCAAATCTTCTTTTACGCTAATCCACGAATCACTGCCAAAGGATTCCGCTTGGAAAGTCTTGCAAAATACGCCTTGTTCGTTTTTCAAAAGAATACGTTCAGCTTGATTGAATACATCATCAGGAACAGAGAGTTCAATTGTTCCGTTGTTTTTCTTTGCAATTACGTTAATAATGAACTCATCCGCATCCATATTAGCCAGCCTCCTCTTTCTCTTTATCATCAAAAAAAGATTCATAATCAAACCACTTATCCTCAAGAATATTGCCGATAATCTTTACTGTACTGCCCCAACCTTTAGTTGCAACACGGACGTATTTCCCTTTCATGCCCTCATACGTACTACAGCCAACCGTATCCATAATCCGCATGATGGCCTCAATGCCGGAAGCATAACCTTTAAAGTCTTTTGCTCCTACATATCCTTTACCAAGGACGTAGCCACCATAGCAACAACAAGGGCCATGACCATCAAGACTCAGATAAGAAACAAGGCAAGCGTGATCTTCCATACTAAGAGACACATTCTTAATTTCTGCATTCCAAATTTCGTATCCTTCAGCCTCAAGCTGCTTTTTTGTCCATTTCTTCATATATTTACCTCACAAAACGGCACTTTTATAAAGTTGTAAACAACCCCGCGTTCCCCTCGATAGAGAACATAAATAAATCTTCCGAATCCATATCGTAAACTTCTTTACAAGACCATTTACGAATTGGAACCATATCGGTCTCTCGTTTTTCGTAAAGAGTAACGGAAGCAGGTTCGTACACAACACTCAGTTTATACTTATCGTCAGGTTCTTGTTTTCCATACAGACATTCATTCATAAAGTCATCTGTTTTGAAATGATTCAGAATTTGAAGTCCGTATCTAATTGCCTCTTTTAATGCATCATCTTTCGTATCATATTCAGATACAAAAGCTTCTCTACCGTCAATCGTGATGCCGTCATAAAAGTTTGTAAAAACGCCCCATAGTTTCATAAAGTACCCCACTTTTCTCTACCACAAGTGTCACAAACGAAATGCCACTTGTCATGCCAACTATGGTTGCCATCATAGAGCATCGTTCCGCCACATCGGCTGCACTCTGGAAGGAACCAACGGAGTAGACGTTTCAAGAACTTAATCATCTTTACTCCTTCTTCTCAATAATATCAGCCCTTTTCATAATCTCGAAGAAATCTTCCATAAGAGCATCGGCCATCTTACCAGAGATTTCAGGAAGGTCTAAACCAAAATCTCTAAAAGCACAATGTAGACAACCCCATGGAGTTAAAGCAAATTTTTCATAAAAGTCATCTTTAGGATTGTTTTCTTTTGAATCTAACATATTCGTCTCGTACTCAAACTGTTTCACTTCATTCTTGGTGAGCCATTTCTGCCACTTACCACAAGCAGAGCAATACAGACCAATCTGGCTACCTTTACTCTGGATAAAGAAGGATTCACTGCCACACTTACATTTGAAGTCCATCTCAGCCACCTGCCTTTTCAATGCTCTGAATCATACAACTCATGTTAGGATGAGCCTTTTCAAAGCGATGATGCGCCTTGTTCATAGCATCATTCTGATCCTGCGCCTTTACCATATATGTATTGAATGCCTGATTCCCATCATCGTAGTACATTACTTCAACAGACCAATAATCCATAAGACTCCTTTCTTTATCGACCGTTATAAAAATCAAACTCAACATCAGAAATAATATCTTCCATTTCATTTTGACTAATATTGTTCGCTTGTTGTATGACTCGAATAATTTCGAGAATCAACTGACGTATACGTTCCACATCCATGTTTTCATGCCACCACACCCACCCTGCTTGTTTATTTACTTACCTCGGCTACCCTTAATGAATCGTTCCAGAAAAACTAGAGCCAGCCAGATGCCTGTCGCCACTTTAACGGTAAAAGTGATATTCAGCAGCTTAAAAATCAGCCAAATAATACCAATCGTGATAATCCACGAGGTAAAATATGTAGCTGCCAGAATCAGAACGATTCCCAGAAAAAAACCAAGTGCCTTAAAGAAATTTTTCCATGCGTTCAATTTATCACCTCTATTTCTAACGATAACACGTTATATTTTATTAACACATTTACGCTAAAATTTTCATTTTATGTAACCCCACCAACCCACCGCTTATACATTATTTAATTGTCGCTCAAATGAACCACTCGATCTCGAATTTCCTGAGTGCGCCCCTGATTCCAAAAATTGGTTCCCAGGTAACCACAAGTACGTCTTACGACATTCATTTTGTTCTGGTCACGATTACCACAATTCGGGCACTCCCATACAAGCTTGTGGTTTTTCTCATCTTCTACAATTTTAATTTCGCCGTCGTAGCCGCAGCACTGGCAGTAGTCGGACTTGGTGTTCAGCTCCGCATACATGATGTTGTCGTAAATGAACTGCATAACACTAAGCACCGCAGGAATGTTCTGCTGCAGATTTGGCACCTCGATATAGCTAATCGCCCCTCCTGGAGAAAGCTTCTGGAACTCGCTCTCAAACTTTAGCTTAGTGAAAGCATCGATATGTTCACGGACAACGACATGATAAGAATTTGTTACGTAGTCATGGTCAGTAATATCTGGAATCATACCAAACCGCTTCTGCAAGCAACGTGCAAATTCATATGTAGTGGACTCCAAAGGAGTACCATACAGAGAGTAATCGATGTTTTCAGCGGCCTTCCACTCGTTACACTTATCATTCATGTGCCGCATAATTTCGAGAGCAAAAGGTTTAGCATCAGGATCGGTGTGGCTCTTGCCGGTCATATACTTCACACACTCATACAGACCGGCATAACCCAGGCTGATGGTGGAGTAGCCGCCGAAGAGCAACTTGTCGATCTTCTCGCCCTTCTTTAGACGAGCTAATGCACCGTACTGCCACAGGATGGGGGCCATATCAGAAGAAGTGCCGAGTAGACGCTTGTGACGAATCTGTAGAGCTCGATGACACAATTCGAGTCGTTCATCGAAGATTTTCCAGAATTTATCCTTGTCCCCTTCTGAACTGCAAGCCACGTCCACCAGATTGATGGTCACGACGCCCTGATTGAAGCGGCCATAATACTTATGCCCCTTAACCCAATTCTTGGCACTAGCTACGTTCTCAGTGGTGCGGTCAGGAGTAAGGAAGGATCTACAGCCCATGCTAGGCCACACACCGCCTTTAAGCTCCTTCATAACCTTTGCGGAAATATAATCAGGAACCATTCGCTTGGCAGTACACTTAGCTGCCAGCTCAGTCAGGTAATAATACTTAGAATCAGAATGAATGTTATCCTCATCAAGAGCATAAATGAGCTTTGGGAAGGCCGGAGTGACCCATACACCAACTTCATTCTTTACACCCTGAATGCGCTGTTTTAACACTTCTTCAACAATTAGAGCCAAATCATCACGAGTTTGACCTTCTGGAACTTCATCGAGGTACATAAACACGGTGATAAAAGGGGCCTGGCCGTTTGTCGTCATCAAAGTGACAACCTGATACTGGATGGTCTGCACGCCACGAGCAATTTCTTTATGTAAACGATCTTCTACAATTCGATTGATAGTTTCAGACTCCGGCATCTTATCGATTTCATTATTCTGAACCATCTCGTAAAATTCTTGGTGTACTTCACTTGTGATCTTCTTGCGGGAAACATCTACGAATGGAGCCAGATGTGAAAGTGTAATACTCTGACCTCCAAATTGCATCGAAGCTACCTGTGCAATGATCTGGGTGGCAATGTTGCAGGCGGTGGAAAAGCTGTGAGGTTTTTCAATATAGGTGCCGGAGATGACGGTGCCGTTCTGGAGCATATCTTCAAGATTGACCAGATCGCAATTATGGCAGTGCATCACAAAATAATCTTTATCATGCACATGAATTAAACCACTTTTGTGTGCATCTCGGATATCCTTTGGAAGTAGAAGTCTGTCAGTTAGTTCCTTAGATACCTCTCCGGCCATGTAATCACGTTGCGTGCTATTGATGGTTGCGTTCTTATTACTGTTTTCCTGATTGATTGCGTCGTTCTGGGCATCAAGAATTTCAAGAATACTTGCGTTGGTTTTCTCTTTATCTCGAATTTCCTGACGATACTGCCGCCACTGACTATATGCATTTGCAACGTCAATAAACGGGCTATTTGCTAGACTGTCCACTACGATATCCTGAATCTGCTCAACAGAAAGAATGCCCGGCATGTCTGCGATATAGTCAGCAATCGCATTCGACACACGAGCGTCGATACTACCCGGTGTACAGGTCATCGCCTTCTCGACTGCATTCACAATCTTACTTTTATCAAAAGGGACTTCCGTTCCATCGCGTTTAATCACATATTCCATGTAATCACCTCTTACTCAGCATCCTGCGCATCGTTCTTTTCAGAAACAATCGTCGAATCGCTTACAAGGTTCACATTCTTAGTGACCTTTGCATCGTAACTGTTGGCACGGACAATTTCCTTCATATCAATGCCAGTTGCTTCACGAACGGCCTCAAAAGTCTGAGCCATGACTGCTGGGACATTGCCGGAAATCTCAGAAACACCATTTGCGTTACTGCCAATGATGGAAACCTTGTCAATGGACGCCAGCGGCTTTGCAACCTCAGCTGCAATGCTAGGAAGAATCTTAATGATCATTTCACCCATAGCCGCACCATTGTACTGCTTGTAAGCTTCGGCCTTCTTCAGCATAGCTTCTGCTTCAGCAAGACCCTTCTGCCTGATGGCCTCAGCTTCCGCCATGCCAACCATACGGATGCCTTCTGCCTCCTGTTCCTTAGCGAACTTTGCGGATTCTGCAGAACGCTCTGCTTCGTACTTCTTTGCTTCAGCTTCCTTCTGACGCTTATACAGGTCGGCGTCTGCCTGCTTGCGAATCTCCGCATCCAGCTTTTGCTGACGAACTTCTGCTTCCTGAGCGGCCAACTCAACCATCTTCTTCTGCTTTGCAATAGCTGCGTCAGCTTCAGCTTCCTTAATTTCCTTATCACGCAGATTCATTTGAATCTCACCAGCAGCTTCTGCATCAGCATTTGCCTTATCAGCCTCCGCCTTCAGAGCGGCCTGAGTCAGAAGATACTCATTGTTGCGCTGTGCAATAGCGGTCTTGGATTCAATTTCCTTTTCATTTGATTCACGAGCAGTATCCGCCTTAGCACGAGCAATATCACGAGCGGCTTCGGCCTTAGCAATCTCTGCCTGTTTCTTCACCAGCTCTTCCTGCTGAACACCAATTGCCTCAATGACACCATGATTATGACCCTGAGCATCAATAGCATCCTTAATATCCTGAACATTGAAAGTAACAACTTCCAGACCCATCTTTGCTAAATCAGGACGAGCATTCTCAACAACGGAAATTGCCATCTGTTTACGATTGGTCAGGATATCATTGACAGTCATCTCAGAAACAATCTCTCGCAGATTGCCCTGAAGGACATCGTTGATCTTTTCGTTAATGCCATCTTCACTCATGCCAAGGAAGTTGGAAATAGCAGCCTGCTGACGAGCACTAATATAAGTCTTTGCATCCTCACAACCGGCACTCTTAATCTCATCATCAGTTACAGTAGAGTTCTCAGAGTAAACCTGAACAGTAACAACAGAGTCCAGCCACAGAGAAACACCCTCTTTAGTCTTTACACCGGTTTCAGGAGTCTTGACATCAATCTTGAGCAATCGCATATTCAGACGGTCAGCTCGCTGAATAACCGGAAGGACGAACACGCCACGACCACAGATAACTTTCGGCTTAGACAGTCCAAAACCTGTTACGACGATTGCCTGAGTAGGAGGAGCCTTCTTATAGCAAGTAAATGCAAAGGCGATCAGAAAGACAACAACGACAGGAATTGCAATAAACATCATATTCATGTATTTTTCTCCTTGATTATCTTAAAACAAATTTGGCAAAGCCAAAAATCAACATTGTAACAAACAGGGCAAATGCCGCAAATGGTTCTTCCCAGTTGTATCTCATTCTCATTTATGTAAACCTCTTAAAACTTGACCTCATCGGCACAATCAGGGACCACGGCAGTTTCGATGTTTGGAGCATGGATTTCTGGACAGAAAACCAAATCATCCGTATAGTCGGGCTTTGCATGACGAGGAATGTAATCCGACATCGTAGTCAGCTTATCAGTTACCTCGTTAGGGACTTTCTTGAGCGTATCTACGACACTTTCAGCAACCTTCTGCTGTTCCTCTAAAAGCCGGATTTTATAGTCCAAATACCAACGTGCCTTCGTTAAATCCTGAAGCTGAGAATTACCATCTTTGTGACCTGCCCGGCTTAAATACTTACCAACATTCCAGAGATAAGCATCATTGTCTAACTGCCACTCCCGCAGCACTTTGATGGCCTCATAGGGATTGTCTGCACCCCCGTAATGGACTGGATGGTCTACGTTCTTCTTAATTTCGTCAAGTGTTTCCATTTAATGCCTCCTGTTTCAGTTTGTCGTATTTATCACGAATCTCGTGGAACTTACCACAAGACATCATTCCTTCGGTACAACCATTGCCACAGCAGTTGGGACCAGCACACTTGAACAGATGAGGAGCAATCGGATAAACCAGCTTTAGCATCTCGGTTGCAAGCTCCTTTATTTCAGGTTGCGCACGTTCACAGCAACGCAGATTAAAGAAATTGTTCAACGAACGAGCGTTCATTGTAACAATCATCTTCGTGGAACAAGCATTTGGCAGAACAGAACGTGCGTTCTCATTTGCAATCTTGGATGCTTTTACGCGTGCCTTTTTCTCAGTCAAACGAGAATCAGCAACCATCAGTTCTTCAGTAATTTTGTCCTCAAGAATCTGACACAGGTGCTTATAAGAATATTCAGCGGTCTGAATTGCCTGTTTAAATGCCTCTCTTGCTTCGCTATCATCGTCAATAACATCAGGAATGATGATTTCCGCATTATTCATTCGCACATAGCGCTGACTCTGTACACTGAATGATGCAATGCGATGCCGGGTAATCTGGGCAAGTAAAGACCGGCTCACACCTTCGATTCCAAAAGTAAAAGTCACATGCTCCGTAGGACTAGCGTGACCAAGGCTAGAAAGTCGATTTAGAAACTCATCAACCTTCTCATCGGTCAATCCATCCATCAAATCCTGAATACTCGAATTGGAGTAACACAGTTTTGCGGCTGCGGCTACCACCTTTTCAGGATCAGGAGTATGTGTAATCAGTTTAACTTCCATTTAATCCTCCTTCACTTTAGAAGTGCAAACTTAAACCAATCTGGAAAGTTGGATACTGAAATCCCGTATTTGATAAGGCAAGACAGCAGCCACAACGCAATCATGATTCCGACCGCAATAAGATAATCCTTAAAAATCTTAATGAAAGCGATCAACATCTTAATCCTGTCTCTCATTTACCTCACCTCTTTCAATCAATTCATCAACAGTAACCTCTCCACAGAGAACCTGTTTAAGTTGCTCATCGGACAACTGATATATAATCGGCTCTCCGCACTCAGTAGGATATCGAGCCAAGGTTCTGTAATATTCTGCAAGGGCTCGTTCCTTACGACCCTGTTCACGATGGTCAATACCAATCATATCGCCCCACCTCCTTTCTCAAATTCTTCACTCTTGCCGGTTACGACATAGACATCATCTTCAAGGTCTTCTTTATCAACAAACGATATTTCTCCTAGTCGCAGACCACACTTGTTACTTTCTGGTCTGTTGTCAATTATGTAGAAGTCGCCAGCATCACAAAGAACCTTATACCAGTGTCCTTTCTGCAAAGTGGCTTCTGCCGGGCCCCACTCTTTATAATCCGTCCTGAAGTACATCCTCATTAGGACTCCTTATAGGGTTCCATATCGCCCTTCCAAATCTGGAAATAAGGATGTGCGTCAATGCCGTAAACCTGGCCCTTCATGCCGGTACTGGTGATTTTGTAAGGCTTTCCGTCTTCAAGTCTATTGATAAAGTCCTGATACTGCGGACTCATCTTGAAGAAATCTTTCTTACCTTGAATCCTCTTTACCTTAATGGTGACCTCATCACCAATCTTTGGCTCCCACTCTTCAACTGGCATTCCAGCCAGAAAGTCGGGGCCACCGGCCTTCTTGATTCGCCGGGCAAGGATTCGTGCCTTACGCTGTTCTCTGCGCCGGTCTTCTCGATTCATCGAATTACTCATATTCTGTTCCTTTCAGCTTATCAAAGTAGGGATCGCCGTCTTGCTTCTCTAATAAGTTGAGCTCCCCGGCGGAGCCTACAGAATACAAACGAAAATTTTTAAAAATCTCAGCACCTTTAATAGTGGCTAGAGATGTAATTATGTACAATATATTATGTTCTTCTGTGCCATCGGTAAGTTGAACTTCAAGTCGTTCTTTCTTTGGGATGGCTAGTTTTCGGAAGTCGTTCATTTTGGCATTATGTATACTTTCTCATTTTTTCGATAGCAGTCAAGAATATTTGCGATAACATCATAACATCTCGACTCAGTATTGTAGCTACCAAGAATAATTCCACGCTCATTCATGCCATGCCTTACATAAACATTAAGGCTTGCGGTATCAATGGTTACCATACGTTCTAGGTTTACAATATTCCCGTCTTGCGTTAAAAGTAGCATTTTACACCTCACAAATCGGCAAGCTGTGCAGGAGACCAGATATCTGGACTATCCAAATCCATCCCAAACTCCTCAGACATTTCATTCTTGATTCCCCAAAAGTAACCTTCGGATGGAACGTAAACAATAGTCCACCATCCATACGCTTCTTTATTCTTAGGCGTGAATTCACGAGTTGGAATTCGATTACCGCCAAAGCTAATTGTTGTGGTTTTGGATGGACTCTCGACACATTTGTTATCAAGAATCCGAAGAATGTGTTTAATGGTCTTTTTGGAAAGATTCATGCCAGCCCCTCCCGTTCAGCTTTCCACTGAGCATACTTATCATAAGCAATCTTTTGAGCAAGTTCTCTATTCTCAGCGGTGACATAAATAGTCCACACCATTCCCTCGTCGTAAAGAGCCGAATCAAAATAATCAGGTTTCCACTCTTTGTCTTTAATATTTTCAACATCTCTATTGGAATGGATTATGAGCCAGTTTCTATTTTTTTCGTAGTAATAAACCTTCCAAACGCCAATCGGATTTATGATACAATCCTCGTACTCTTCGACATCACAATCGTAGGCCGCAGCGATTCTTTCTGCTTTCTCTTTATCCTCAGTGATGGTAATAATTCGATATTCTGAGTATTCTCCTTTGGTTACTGCGTAATAAGTTTTCATAATCCTCTCCTTAGCCGTAGCTTACTTCATTCTTATCGTTTCCACCCATCCAATAAAAGGAATCTTTTAGCTTGTTTTTAGGCATATTTACCTCATTTTTGCTCCGCAATTTAGACAGTATTTTGAACATGGGGCTATGACTGGTCCTACGGGATTCCCACAGATTGAGCAACCCCATGCCCCATCGTATCTATCTTTACGCCGAATCCAATATCCTCTAGGCCGCATAGATTCCGCGTCAATTGTCGGAGCGTTTTCAATATTTTTCTTCATGAGAGCGATACCGTCTCGCCAAGCATCGGCTTCTTTTTCACTGTATTGCTTGATTGTCCAATTATTTCGGTCAAGCAAAGCATTTGCGTCAATCAACCTAACATCAGCCATAAGACACCTCGTTCTTGTCATCTCTAAATCTTACAAACGTCGGGAATTGCAGAGACTCAAGGCCGGTCTTTTTATCCATCGTGACCTCTTTATATTTACACTCCACAATCTTGCCGATGTAATTATCAGGATTTGCCCACACAGCAGCTCTCGTAGCATCATCAAAACCGGAACCAACACGAATCTCGTTACCTTTGTAATCAACAACCAGAGCGCCCATCGTACCAGCCAGACGGTTCTGACCTTCTTCAATCGCGATGATACGAAGATCAACAGTATAAAAACGTTTTACTTTCAGGCATCCATTATGTCGTGCCCGGCGGTAAGGGACATCTCTGTTACAGACAAGTCCTTCCCAGTCATTTTCAACAGCATAATCAAGCCATTTAGTAATCTGTGAATGGTCGGTTCCTTCGTAGACCATCTCGACAACTTCAATGTTTTGAAGATTGTGCTGCTTGATTTTCTCTTTCAGCTCAAGAAGCCGCTGTTTACGAACTGAATATCGTTCAACACACTCGTCATTTTCAAACTGTCTCTGTAGAACCATATCGAAAATTACGAACTTGATGCAGCTCTTATCTGTAGAATCGCTGTTAATAATGCCTGTCCCAACAACGAAATTTTTGTTATCTGACAGACCATCGACATTCTTACGAATTAACTCTCCATCAAATACATAACCAAAATAGCCAGTATTTTTAATATCGTTGATAATGTGGTCAAGTCCAGTAAACTTTTGCGCCTGTCTGGAAATGAGCTGACCATTGATAAAGGTGCCGCGCACTCCATTTAATTTGCGCGATACAAAAATCATTTCATTCCGCTTCAGTTTAACCTTGTCAATCGGATATCCCTGCTGAACCTCCCAGACAGGAATAATCTCTTCGCTGTACACCTTATTGATGGTAGCTGCTTCAACTCCAATCGGCAGGTTCTTAGTGAACAGTCGCTTCAGGAACTCTTCGTACTCAGGGTTTTTATGTAAGTAATTTTGGATTGTTGCGATGGATGCATCAGAGCCAGTGTTGTGACCTTTACCCATTAGATAAAGACATCCACAACTGTAATGCTCAAAATCTAAATCAGGCTTTGCCACCACCTTCTTGTTGATCTTTGCGTCAGACAGTCCAGTCACAATTGCTGGGTCAAGCAAAAATCTGAAGAAAAACATCAGCTCATCATCTTCGTCGCCAAAATCCTTTCGTGCATCCAGCAAAATGCGGGTCTTGTCCGTCTTCTTCTTTGCTTTCTGCAATGCCTTAACCATCGCATTAAGCTTACCTATGAGCTCTTTATCTGTCATAAAGCCTCCTTGCGTATCCTGTGTTATATAGTTATAGCTAATAAAGAAAGGCTTGTCGTTACGAGCAAGCCATTTCTTTCCCGTATCCTGTATTATACAGTTAAAGAGAGAATTTTAAGCCTCCGGGTGGAGACTTTTTATAACTATATTATACAGGATACGCACATAATTGTCAATGCTTTTCTGCAAATTCTTTCCGTAAAAATTCCTTCAAGAACGTCCGCTTATATGGAACTCTCGAAGTCTTTACAGCCCGATCAAGAGCATGAGTTTCGGCACAAATCACACAATACTTCTTGGCACGAGTGATGGCCGTATAGAGCCATTCTCTCGTCAACATCAGGTACGCAGAGTTGTCCATGCCAACAATCACATACGGAGCCTCACTGCCCTGCAACTTATGACAACTTAAAGCATAAGCAAGTTCAAGCGTTGTCCAAATGTTATTCCCACCAAAGTAATGAGGAATGAAAATCGTTCCCCACTGGTCAAAATCAACCAGGATAAAACTACTCTCAATCTTTCGAATAATGCCACGGTTTCCGTTGAACACCGGACACTTCTCTTCTTTTTTCTTTGTCTTGAGATTGTATGTGTGAAGCTCATAGTTGTTCTTGTTGATGATGACCTGATCACCCTCACGCAGAGTATACACCCTATCCTTGCCATCACCATAGATTGTGACCTTTGCTTCTGCTTGACCACGACTTGGATTCACAATTTCCTGAATGGCATTATTGACTTCATAGGTACAGATACTGCCACGCAGCTTCTGTGGAAGTACAATCTGGATCTTCGCACTATCACTCCCTACCTTATTATATAAGGTACGGTATTGATTGATGATGTGGTTGAACGACTCACTTGCGTCCTTATAGATATCAAGTTCCAGATCACGAAGTTCACCACGAACCTCATTGCCAGCCCAGCCATAAGAAACCAACTGTGTAGCGTTACGAACCTTGATGCTCTCCGTAATAATTGCAGACTTAGCTGCCTGACGATGGATCTTAGTCAAACGAGCCACAGGAACAACCTTAGATGCAAGCATATCCTTGAAGATGTTGCACATACCGATACTCTCAAGCTGGCCGTCATCACCAATCATGATGAATCGCTTGCCTGTTTCAATTGCCTGAATCAAATCATAGAACAACTGAGCTCCAACCATAGAAGTCTCATCCAAAATGATAATATCTTCTTCAAGAGGATTATCCTTGTTATGAATGAAACCACCATTCTCAATATCATAACCAAGAAGACGATGAATGGTCTTACCGTCCTGACCAGTAATCTCCTGCATACGAGCTGCGGCACGTCCAGAGAGTGCAGTCTGAGCGAAAGACTTCCCACGAAGAACCTTTAGAACACCAGCGACAACGGTACTTTTACCGCATCCACCAAGACCTGTGACGATAGCAATATTATTAGAGCATACCTTTTTAATGGCATCTCTCTGCTCTTCGGTATACTCGATGCCAAGCGCATCTTCGGCCTCATTGATTGCTGCATCCATATTTCGACCAATCGGCTCAACAGGAGCATCCGCCAGACGCTTGATTTCCTTCGCAATACTATCTTCCAGATTCCACACTCTAGTTAAAGCAAATTCCTGACGGTCATCGCTCCACCAAAGTGTTTCACGGACATCATGCAAATGAAAAAGTGCCCTCTTGATGACCTCTTGGTCTCCCTCATCCAATTCAAGTTCCTTGATGCAGCTATTGATTGTCTGGTTTGCCGGGATGATAGAGTTGCCTTCCTCGGCGCGGGCGGCGAGAAAGTGCATGACGTAAGCTTCGATTCTGAATTGCGAATTGTGCTTTAAACCCATATTCAAAGCAAGAGCGTCAGCCTTCTTCCAGCCGATGCCATACACATCGTCAATCAGGACGTAAGGATTCTCTTCAATCTTTCTCACCAGAGTGTCTGCACCATGATATTGACGGACAAGCTTTTCAATAGCACTAGGGGTCAGACCGTACTCAATTAGCTTTGTGTACGCCTCACTGTTATCAATGTTGTTTTCATAAGTATCAATGATCTTTTGAGCTCTGCCTTCCGTAATACCACTAACAGTGCAAAGCGACTTGATATCACCATTCTTGATAATCTCATACGGATTTTCGAATGCTTCATAAAGTATCTCAAACTGATGGTCGGTCAGGATATAATGGAGAAAGCTTTTCTGTTCTTCCGGGTCAGTAATCTCTTGAAACTCATTCATATAAATGATTTTATACTGGTCACCAAACTTTTCATGATGAACATACTCACCACAGAACGAATAAGTTTTATTCATATCGAGGCTAGGAACGTTGCCCTTTAACCGGAGGTCACTGTATCGACTCATAACAGGATTTCCCTGCTTGACTTTTACCACCTCGGCAGAGAAAGTGGCGAAGCCGCCGGGCTCCACCTCCTTCCCATCTTTCGGATAAAAGACTCGTTTTATCCTGATATAGCAACGGATCATATTTTCATTAAATTTCTTATCTGCCACCTTACAACCCTCTTACCTTATCTCTCTATCATGCAGCCATTGCTTGTAAGGCTTGAAGTCATTTGCAATAACGTGCGAATCATCTTCCTTCTTACCAAGCACAGCTACCTGACTTCCCTTAACAATCAAATCCTGATAATCAGAAAGGATTCTCGGCCACACAGTTAGCTCAATGATACCATCACCAGAGTACAGATTTACAAATGCAAACTGCATACCAGTCTTTGTTTTCTTCTTCTGAATCTTTGCGATAATACCAACCAGCACACAAGAGTCGCCACTCTCAATCTCTGAGAAATCCTGAATGTACTCGTATGCCTTTTCAAACGGATTCTTATCGATGATGAACGTCTGTAATGTCTGGAACTCCCAGAATTGCTCGTCCTTCAAATACTTCTCTGACTGCTCAGTCATGTATGCTTCTTTTTTCTTGAGCTTTTCAGTTTCATATACAACACGGCGTTTTTCGTTATAGATTCGTAGGACAGTTTCTTTATCAACCTTCTTACCAACCTTATAATGCTCCGTATCAATATCCCACTTACTCAGCAGGACAGCTTTTGTAGGAAGTGTGCTTACCGGTTTGAACTCAGATTGCTCCAAACCACTCGCAATGTACTTTTCCAAGAATGCTCGTTTATTCTTTGTAGGAATGGCACCAGACTTAACCAGTGCGATGATCTGTGCCTTTGTTGCACGGACACGGCTCGTGAAGTCATCAAGACCCTTGAACTTTCCATTCTTATCTCTTTCGGCAATAATAGCATCGGCAAGCGTATCACCAATACCACCGATTGCGGATAGGCCAAATAGAATTTTCCCATTCGATACAGTAAAATCCATGCCGGAACGATTGATACTCGGAGGAAGAACCTGAACACCAAAACTCCGTGCATCCACCATAATCTTGTTTACCTTACCGACCTTTGCTTTATTCAGGTTTAGCATAGCCTTAAAGAATGCAAGCGGATGGTGTGTTTTTAAGTATGCTGTTTGAAGGCAGATAACGGCATACGCCTGAGAATGTGACTTGTTAAATCCGTAGCCGCCCTTCGTTGACAGTTCATCGCAAATATATTCGGCGGTTGCTTTATCGTATCCGTTTGCAAGAATCTCATCGTAAAGAAGCTCGACCTCTTCCTTGACTTTCTCAGGTTTTTTCTTTGCCAAGCACTTACGCATTCTGTCAGCTCCGGCATCGTTTCGACCACCGAACACCTTCGTGAGCTTCATACTCTGTTCCTGATAAATATTCACACCGTATGTGCTGCGGAAAATCGGTTCCATATCAGGATGAAAATAATGAATGTGCTCAGGATGGTATTTGCAATCAACGTATGTAGGAATGGACGGCATTGCATCAGGGCGATAAAGTGCAATCAAAGCGGATAGCTCTTCAATCGACCTCGGCTGAAGCTGTGCAACCAGATCCTTCATTCCCGAAGACTCAATCTGGAATAGATTGTCTGTCCGCCCGGAGCAAATCAAATCGTAAGTTGCCTTATCGTTTTCAAACTCTGGATTGTTAATATCAATCTCCCAGTCTGGAATATTGTCTTCACGTTTTGCCTCATCGATAGCAACCAGCGACGCAACACCAAGAATATCAAACTTGACGAGTCCAATCTTCTCGTCCATCACTTTATCAACAGAAATAACATGTTCTCCGTCAGTGCCGTGCCGAATGCCGATATACTCATAATAAGGATGTCGGCAGACAATAACACCGCCAGCATGAATACCATATCCTCGTGGGCGACCATTGATATGACTTGCGATGTCAAGTAGTTCCTTATACTTCGGATTTTCAGCCACTTCCGGGTTGGCATCAAGGCAATCCTTCCATGTCTTTTGAACAAACTTCTCGCTGATTTTTCTTATTTCAGCATACGGAAAGCCGAGAACTTTACCAACGTCTTGAATCGAAGTGACCGGAGTAGTGTACACGATATTCATAACCTGAACCACTCGATCTTCTCCATACTTCTGTGTCAAATACTCAACAACCTTCGCACGGTCGCTAACGTCCACATCAACGTCAGGAAGGTCCTTTCGTTCAATAGTAAGGAATCGTCCGAAATCAAGCTCGTATTTGATAGAGTCAAGCTGCGTAATACCAATCAAGTAACATACAAGTGAACCAGCAGCAGAACCTCGCCCTGGGCCAACAATAACATCGTTCTGTTTACACCAGTTGATGTAATCGACTAGAATCAAAAAGTAGTCACAGAAGTCTTTCTTCTCGATGACAAACAACTCATCATCAACACGTTTGCGATAGATTTTCTGCTTTTCTGCATCAAACTTATCAATTCCACGTTTCTTCCATCCCTCTTTTACAAGGTCTTTCAGGTAAGCTGCCGAATTAGAATACTGTGGCGGAATCTCAATTTTGGGAAGTTCAGGTTCATGCCAAGGCATATCTACATCATCACACAGGTCGGCAACCTCGTCAGTATTATTGATACACCATTCTGCCGCTTCGTATCCAATCTGGCTATCAAGAACTCTATGCTGTTCCTCACGAGACATGAAGTAGCATCCTTCATAGATTTCTGCGGCGGTTTCCGTATCATGAGCGATACGAAGGAAATAATCTTGATAATAAAGATCTTCTTTGGTGGCAGCGTGAACATCGTTTGTGACAACTACTTTTGTATGAGTATCATTCGCCAGCCGCATGATTTTTTGATTGTATTTTGCCTGTTCACTGTTTGCATGAGCCTGAACTTCAAGATAATAGTGAGGAAATAAGCTCTTATACTCTTGAACCAGCTTAATACAAGCGTTATAATCATCTGTTCTGGATAGCCTACTTGCTAAACAAGCAGACAGGATAATCAAATTATTCGTATCTTCCTTAGCGATATCCTCTTTTGTGATACGAGGACGGCTATAAAAACCATGAAGATGACCGAGTGTAGACAAGCGATTAACAGCCTGACGGCCAGCCTCATTCTTTGCGATAATAATCAGGTGCCAGTATTTACTGTTCTTATCCTTAACTTCCCTGTTTTCACACTCGTATGCCTCAATACCATAAAGAAGTTTTACATTCGGATACTTGTCCTTCAGTTCTGAGTAGTACGGCCAGCTTGTTACCTCACCATGCTCCGTAATAGCAACGGCCTTTAAACCGAGTTCAGATGCTCTTTTTAAATTTTCTTCAGGAGAAGAGTACCCATCTAGCAGACTGTAATTCGAGTGCGTGTGTAAACTACTTGACATTCTTACTCCTTCCTCTTATTTCCAAACTTAATAATATCGTCGAAAAGCATCACATAGTCATCGGTATACTTGTTGCCATGAAAATGGCCGAAGTACCAGAATGGTTTACGATCGTTAGGATAGCATTCGTATATATTATCAAAGAATATTTCAGTTGACTGATCCACTGTGCTTTGATCAATACCACCGATAAACAATTCAGTTGGAATGAACCGGAATGGACAGGTATGCGTGAGCATAACATCAATATCATCGATTTGATGGTCATGTGTAATATTCCAGATCTTTTTCTTAGTCTTCTCATTCGGCTGCTCATCCGTCCACCAATTATATCCCCACTCTAGTCGATAATACTTATCCACAGAATAAGCTCCACCACAAACAAGACAATTCAACATCTCTACGCCGGAAAGAATCTGGTAAACCTCACCATCAATAGCGAAATACTGATTGGGATAATGTGAGTCATGCCACACCTTACTACAAATATCTCCACTGATTTCCTTTGTTCTATAACCATCCTTACGAGACGGGCGGCGTTCGTGGTTGCCATGAATACAAAACAGATTCGCAGGAATATCTGCGGCGATAGTCTTGATACTCCATTCACGAGGATCATCCTTACCGTAGTAGTTCAAACCGACATCGCCAAGGCAGACAATCCAGTCATTCTTTCCAAGATTGTGTTCATGGCAAAACTTTTCCAATTCTAAAAACCGATTAAAATCACCATGAATATCACCCGTGATGTATACCGCCATTGCGTCCTCACCTCACTCATAATCTTCTTTGTCAATCACATAAGTTCGTGGATAAAATCTATCGTTTCTATCACCAAAAATATCAACAAACCAGACTTTAACAATCTCAAACTCACGATTACATTCTTTACTTCTTAGCATTTTAACTGCATCTCTTGCATTTTTAGCGTAGATTTCTCTGTGTAAGTTGTGATATTTCTTGAGTGTGTAATTATATGTGCGATAATCAATTCTGTTATGTCTATATTGTCGTTTTGTCATCTTCATTCAAAATCAAGGACAATCATATTACCCATTCCTTCGTAGAAATTATGATTCATTTTGAGTTTTTCACTAACCGTCCCATGGTCAGTTTCAATACAGATTTTCCAATCAGGATGCTGTTCTGCAAATTTATCAAGAACATAAGTCAATTCATCCGGTTCAATAATATGCGTATCATCATTCAAAACCTGATTAAACGCAGTTCCTTGTCGAAACAATTCCAAGCTTTTAAGAGCATTCCAGAGTGATTGATGTACACCATCCAATAGATTTAATGATAAAACGTAATTATTCGCATTAGTCATTGTCAACCAACTCTCCATTCTTTACAGTTCTGGCCTTATCATCCCAATATTCATCAGCACCGACCTTTCTAGGTGCAGTACCAAAATGCTCTTTCCACTCAGGAAGACTTTCATTGATGGCATCAAACTGGATTCCCCAATCAAAACAAGCTTCCATCGCATCATACAGAAGCTTTCCTTCCCGGCAAGTCCAGAGAATCAACCCAGCACCGTGCTTCTGTTCCTGGATTGCTTGATAAATGATATTCCAGTTTGGCTCACCGATATCAGGATAATTATTCTCACAGAGAGTGCCATCAAAATCGATGGCGATAGCACGTTTCCAATTCCCCATATCAAATCACCTCATACAAACTCTGTCATTTCCAATACCTGTTCATTGTCGGACACCGTAACCACTGTATCGTTTGTGATCTCTACCTTCGCGCTCATGTTCCCACATTTCAAGAACGGCTTAAAATCAGTATCGTAATTATCGAAATATGCGTACTTTCCATCAAAGAAGAAACTACCATATCTCGTTTTATATTTGCAATTCGGTTTAAGCGTAAGCAATTTTGCTCGCTTTCCAACAAAATGTGGCATTTTGTTCTCTTGAACCGGAGACTTTACTATAAGCTCTGTATAGATTTCTGGGAATAATTTCCGAAGTTGTCTCAAAAACATTGGAACTTCGTCCTTTTGGTACGACTCAATTTCTCCACCCATAAGAGCCATCGGCTTACACTCGCAAACTTTCAAAATATTATCAGCCGTAAGAATTTCCATCGGGATAAAAAGTATTTTGCTGCCACTTTCCCAAGGGCCATCAACTTTCAAATCGCCATTTTCGATTTTTAAGCTCACATAGCTTAATGATAGAACCGCATCATCTCCGATGCGAACAATTTTCAAATTACTTGAGTACCGAAGTGCTCCGTAATAAGGGGCTGACTTTGCACAGTCTTTTACCCTTGTAAACATCTTTGAGCGTTTCGTTCCACCATCAACACTTTCAACATTCCCAACTGGGCAACGACTGGAAAATGGATATGTAACACAAAGACATCTTCCCTGCTTATATGCAGAGCATTCATTTGCCCTATCGCAATAGATGTACTCTGCTCTAAGTCTATTATTTCTTGAACCGTCTCCGTATAAATGTACGCAGATCGCTTCTCTCATCAAATCACCTCAAAATCAACAATCTGTGCCTGCGGTGTAACCTTGTTCCCATACTGATTTAGGGACAACCGGCATACCGCATTGATGTATTTCTCTTCCCGACCACCATAGAAATCATTATTGATCCAACCAAGCATCCGGTCATTATCCGCAAAGCACACAAAATCAATGCCTTTTTCTTCATCAGAATACTTCCACATATTACCGTTTTTGCCCATCGGAGCACACCCACTATGAACAAGCGGAATGTTTCTAATATAGAAATACGGCTCAGAAATACCCTGCGCCCAGACTTTGTGCATCTCGTACATTGTTTTCGGCAATGCAACGTTCAATTTATTATAATCAAAATCAAAGTCAACCACGATCGCCTTACTCATCGTGACATCTTTAAGTAGCTCATCACAGTCTGCAATAGCCTTTGGCACGTTTTCTTTCTTGATTTTCACACCAGCAGCATTGTCGTGACCAAGAACCGATTCAAAATCTCCGGTGCTCATCAAGAATTCCTTTAGGCTTTCAATCGGAGAACCATCAGGATTTCTCATCGAGCCACCATAATAGTCCGGCTCATCAGTAAAAGTACGAAGCAACACACACGGTTTTGCGTACATTTCAGCCAGCTTGATTGCTACAACACCGGTCAGAGTGTTATCAAGAATACCTGTGGAGTTACAGAAAAGAATCTTATTCTGGTCTGCACCGTGCTTTTCAATCAACTTCTGGAGCTCTCCAACAGCCTTGTCCTTGATTTTATTCTGCTGATACTTGCAAGAGGAACACTCACGAGCCACATGCTGCGCCAGAGTTTCATCAATCGTGACACCAGCATTCTTACCACGAGTCGGAGTGTACTGGAAAGTCTGTTCTTCACCGACCATTGCACGGAACATCCGCTTCTTTTGTTCAGATGAGCCAACACGAATCAGTGCGTTCATCATCGGAACAACATAGAACTGAACATCATTGATAGTCGGATCACCCTTAATATTGAAGCTATTTGCTTCAACTAGAGCACAAATCATCGGATTCACAATACGTGCCAGACCTTTCGTGCAAAGGCGCTTCGTCTCATACGAGTGCATATCCATGACATCACCAATGTTTCCGACAGCCACCAGATCAAGATACCGGTCTGCAACATCAGTCCAATTATCCTCATCAACAGCCTGAAGGAACTTATACACAACACCCGCACCGGACAGTTCCTTGTTAGGATATGTACCATTCTGGTTGTTGACAATTACTGCGTATGGATTCTCTCTGTCGCAGATGTGATGGTCAAGAATCAGAATATCGATGCCATTTTCACGGAGTTCCTTGCACTGTTCAACGTCGTTGCTGCCAGCGTCAGGAATAATCAGCAGAGTAGTTTCAGGTGGAACCTCGATTTCTTTAGAGAGTCCATGTTCCTTACCACTATGATGCAGAACATTGATTTTTCCAAAATAACCAATCGCTTTCAAATACTGAAACATCATCGAAGCACTTGTAAAACCGTCCACATCACAGTCTACAAGGATAGAGATGATAGATTTTTTCCAAAGGTGTTTATTCAACATCATGACAGCATACTCGATATTGTCCAATTCCCACGGAGAATTCAAGCAAGAATCATCCAGATTCATGTAGGTCTTATAATCCTTGACCCCTCTGTTCTCCATAATCGTTCCAATCGGGTCTGATAGGTCGTTCCTACTTCCCTTCCAGAGTTTTACATTCATTTAATTCTCCTAACGCAGTTCTCAATCAATGCCTTAAATTTTTCGGGATTGTCAGTCGGGGCTTCCTTTTCATCCAGAATCCCTTTATCATCTACTACAGCATACACACTTACGCCATCGACAAATCGATTAGCAAGAACCATAAGCTCACTAAGCTGAACGTCTTTATCAAAGACAAAACAAATATCAACGCAAAGACGTGTTAAAATTTCAATTTGATTCTGTGAAACCTTCTTACCGCCAGTCGCCACACAGTTGCAGACATCCATGTTCCACATCTGCATGACAGACTTTTCGGCCTCACCAACATATACCAGACCTTCATTCTTGATATACGGCTCTGTCTTATACAGACCATATAGAATGCGGTTTCTGGCACACGGCTCAATATACTTGTACTTCATCTCGCCTTCAGGCGGCTTACCAAAGTATCTTCCCTTTACACCAACCAGAGTGCCAATTTCATCTCTGATTGGAATCGTGATTCTATTTGTCAGTTCATCAAAACCAATTTCAAACTCCTGCTGCGTCTCATAAGATATCCCATCGTCAGCAAAAATCTGGTTCACATAAGGTTTGTAATAACCGAGGATGGCTTCGGAGATGGGGACTATCGGACGATCATCCTCGTGTTCTTCACTTTCATTTTGCATGGCAATGAGCTCTTTTAGAATCAACATACTTTTAGGAAGGTCTTCCTCGAAGTTGTGATAGTAGTCAAGACCAACCCATTCGCAGATTTGCTTGATAGCTTTTGGGAAAGACAGTTCCAGAAAGAACTGGACGACAGAAATCAAATCATAACTGGTCTTTCCATTGGCAATATCTCGTGTGTAATCTACCGCAGTAAGATTTTCATTCTCGTAGATACAGAGTGCCGTTCTATTGTCACCATCTGGATTTGTACACTGGTAATAACCAGTCTTGTGACTGATATGATGACAACCAAGTTCCTCCAGAATCGGTTCAATCTGCTGTTCTTCAAGAATGTAATTTTTCAGATCTGCGATATTTACCATTGTAGTTCCTTACTTTCTGGTGCAGACACCGACCTCTTTCCAGACATTCCGGTTCAAATTCACTTCAAACATGATTTTCTTTTTCTCACCAAAGCGGTTCTTATCGATGTTTCCAACGTAATACCGCTTATCTGGATTTAGCCGATGGGCACAGTCACCGCCCCACTCAGGGTCATGAGAGATGTATTGATACTTCACGAACTTATCTTTTGGAATCTCCTTGAACAGAACCATTGTCCAAGCAACATGCTTAATCATTTTTGACTCAGCAATGTTGTTTGAATTCAACTCATCAGGAAGATACTCATGAGCGTTTTCGGCCAACTGGATACTACCATAGATAAAGATCTTTAGATTTTTCGCAATCTCTTCAAGCTCGGTTGCTGTCACCTTGAATGCTGCCCACTCACCAATCGAAGCAATGTCGTTCTTTAGAGTATCGTAGAACACATACTTAACTCCCTGAGTGAGAACTGCCTTCTGGATTTCAAATCGCAGGGACTTATCACTATAATCAGCAGAAACATCCTTTGCGATAATCAAGCCTTGTGACTCGCTTTCAATCCACTGGCAAACATCAAGCACATTGCGGTACTCTTCGCTTTCTTCGTAGACACGAGCGGTAAACTCATCAATGCTTTCTATGTATTCTCCATCTTCGTTTTGCTTTCGGAAGATGAAATTTCCGTTTGCATCCCGGTACATTCCAAGAGTGATCTCTCGCTCATCCTTATGGAAACGATGACCATGCAACTCTTGAAACTCAGGATTATTGATGGCGGTGACCAGTAAGCAATACCGGACTGATTCAAGATCCATTTCGTTCAGCAGCAGAAGAGCTTTCTGCTTTTGAACCAATGTAACGTAGGCAACAATCGCCATCATGTATCTAGTCTTGCCAGCGTTAGATGGCATACCATTGAACATCACAGTGCCCAGCTTCAATCCTCGGAACAAATCATTCATGATAGGATACTGGAACGGCAAGCCCATATCAGGAACACTCAGACGTTCATTAACCATTGGCAGCAGACCATTATTCAAAATCTCAGCATCATCGTTTGTGATGATAACCGTATTGATCTTGTCTGCCTTGCCACGAATCAATTTGTAAATGTCCTGAGCACCAAACATTTCAAACTGTCGATGCTTCAAGATTCCCTCAATGTTAAATCCGTTTCTCTGGTACTCACGAAGTAGAGAATATTTCTTCAGGATATTGAAGTACCCCTTGATGTCATCGTCATTCGCAAGGCTTATGTAGTATTCAATGGTTGACCAGCCCTTCAGCCGCTTGTATTGGGACAATCTGGACTCGTCTTCAGCCATAAACGTTAAAACAGATGTTTTATTAAATTCTTGAGTCCGAGTTTCATAAATAATTAGCGCTGCATCGTAGAAAAATTTTGTTGCTTCATCGGCAAAATCGTACTTGCTCTTGACATAATGCCCATACTCGACCAAATAGTCAGGATGCTTGTAAATTGCGCCAACAAATAGAATTTCGTTCGGGATATTTGAAATGAGTTCCACTCATCCACCTCCCTCTTTTATATCTCATCGAGAATTGCACTTATATCAATTTCATTCTCGTTTTTACTCTGTTTCGGTGCTGTTTTCATACGTTTCAGTACCGTTTCAGTCAGATTTTCCTTCATTTTTTCTTCGCTTTCACTGCGAATCGAAGCTAGTCTTTCTTTTCGATCGAGATAACTAGGATATTGAGCCAATAAAACAGCCAAGTCGTAATTCCATCGCTGACTCATATCACAACCCTTTGCTTCTTTCTCGGCAACTATCTTATCTAGTCGGGGTTTCGCTAGAACCCACATATCGTAAAGTTCTAGCGGAGGAATAGAACCTCTGTATTTGTAATAATTACCGGAAATTAACTGCGCAAGTTTCGAGTAGAAGCTACCAGGAACAACCGCCGGGGCGTATATATCTCGAATATGGTCGAAAAGAATCTTTTTCTCTTCCTGTTTGATATGTGCAAGCTCACGATTGTGGTCTTGTTCTCTCTTTTTGGAAAGAAGATCATCGACCTTTTTATCCGTAGTGTCATTCACTTTGTCAAAAAATGCCCTTAGCAGGTCATCTGTCCAAGGGCGTTTTTGATTTTTCTTTTTTTCTACAAAACAATCCTTATGATAAAAACCAGTCTTGTCGTAGAAAAATGTGCTACGGTCTCGCTCGATGAAAATGTTCTTCCCGCAAATCTTGCATTTACGGGTTAGTTCCATTAAGCCAGTTCCTTCTCCATGATTGCGGCGACCTTCTTCAGTTCCTCAATATCAGTCATAGAACGGAACGCGGTAGACAGGCCAGCCGCCTTAACAGCCTTCTGTGCTGCGCTCTTCTTCACAGGAGAAGCGGAAGCAATCAGGTCGTTCAGCTTTGCCTTGATGTCATCCATAGAAGGCTCTTTACTATCAGAACTCTTATCTGCCGGAACATCATCCGGCTCATCGTTTTCGATACCAAGGTCACGCATACTCAGCTTAACCTCAGTCTTAACAGCATCGTTTAAGCCGTTCTTGATGACGTTCTCCCGATTCTTTGCGCTACTAGAGATAATATCCTGATACTCAAGCAGGGTCAGATCCTCAACGACCTCACCGCCCTTATGCATACCGGTACGATCCTTATCGAAGAAAGCGAGCTGCTGACCATCCTGAAAATACAGGCGGAACTCAGTATCAACGTTGTACTCCTGACCAGCAAACCCATCAGGAATCTTACGACCAGTAGGCTCACTTACGATAGAACCATTCACAACCTTAGTATGCTTCTCGTCCTTCTCTCGGCAAACAACGATGTAGTTCACACCAGATGCATTCAGATCCAAAATCAGAGACTGACCCTTGAAGTTCAGGGTATTGAAATCCTTGAGCTCCATGCCAGCACCCTCAATCTTAACTGCCTTTTCATCACCAGTCAGACCCTGAGATGCGGCCTTAACCTTGGCACGCTTCTGCGAGAAGGCGGTGAGCCCCTGAGTGGCTGTCATCTTGAGAATAGATGCAGAGTCAACAACCAAAGCGTCTGCACGGAACGGCTTGCCATTTGCGTCCAGATAAACATCTCCATTCTCATCCTCGATGTCCTCATCGTTGGTAACCATTTTGATATAATCCTGAACTTCTGCCAGAGACTGGGTGTAAACAATCAACAGATTGTCAGGATTCACACCATTAGCTTCCAGTTCCTCGGTGTAATTATCAATAGAACCATTCTCGGTATCCAAATACAGAACACGGAATGGCTTACCGTCTGCATTCTTCAGATAGCACAGCTGCATAGCAGTACGAGATTTACCAGTTCCCTGTTCACCATAAATCAGCATATGAAGCTTCTTACGAACAGCAGATGCCTTACGAATCATAGCCATATATGTAAATTCCTCTCTAAATCTTTTCTTTTATTAAACTTTCAAACACTCATACCACGGATCACCCGTTTCAACTGCATGAGCAACATAATCCAACTGACGGGTGATGTTATCCACACTATCAACCAGAAGGTCTTTACACCCTACCGGAACAGCACCACCATTGCATTCCGCGTCGGCTTTAGCTTCTGCAATAATCTCAGGATGCGTAGTAAACACAATAGACATCATCGGAGAGTCTTCTTCAGGTTCCTTTTCAAGCGCTTCGATATAGACAATGTAAAATTTCATACCATTATAAGCGGTATACTCAAGAGTATTCTGCATAACTAAACTCCTTATGTATCCTGTATTACTTAGCTAAGACTAAAAATTACACTCCCCAGTCATCCTCTTCCTCGTTTACAGGAGTTGCAGTAGACTTGTTAGAACCACCCCACCAAGAAGTGTCGTTCTCAGCAGCCTTGCCGTCGAAGTCCTTCTTTGCCTGAGCGTTGGCAGCAATTTTTGCCCGTGCCTCAGAGATATTGTCCTCAGTGTAAGTGGGCTCCGCATCCTTATCACCAGGATTCGGATCAAAGGAATCAGGATTAACACCCTCGATATACAGCTTGCGAACTGCCGGAGTGCCCTGACGCTTCATCTTGTTAGGACCACCCCAGATATTCTCAGTCTCAACTTCCTCAACTTTCTGCTGATTAACGATGGGACCAAAGCACTCGAAACTGGTGTAGGGCTTCAGACGCTTGCGAATAGAATCAGCCAGAACCTTATTCTGAGTGTTTGCCTTATAGTCAATGAAGAACTCTGCATCCTCGATGGTGTTGTAATTCACGATCTTTGCATCAACAACTACTTCATCATCCTCATCACTCTTGCGGCAACCAGTGTAAACAATGGTCTGAGTAAACAGAGCCAGCTCCTCGAAACCCTCTGCATCGAAGTCGATTTCCTTAGAGCTCAGAGACACCTGAGTAGGAACGAAGCGAATTTGGTGCTTGCCGTTGTAAGTGCTGTACTCGATGTTACCACGGACATACACATTGTCACCATCATGCAGGTTATCAGAGATCTCCTTGGCTGCATCGAAGTCAGTCAGAGTCTTGTTATCATTGACGACCTTACCAGACTCATTCGTCTTCTTGGTAACACCGACCTTAACGCCAATCATATCATAGCCTTCCGGTGCAACATAAGTCAGACGATCCTTCCAAGCAACTTCCTTCTTATCCTTCTCGATGCCCTTGTCCTTATCGGCACGGCGGAAGAAGTAAACCTTATCACGAGGCATACCATCAAGATCAACATAAAAAGTGTTTTCATTGGAAGTCTGAACGCCAAAGCTCAGGACACGGCGCATAGCACCATTCTTAGTCTCCTTCTCGTTATAGAAGTTGCTACGCTGGGTGCCGGTGACCTTACCAGCCATCTCAAAAGAACCACGGGTCTGAGGAAGATTAAAAATTCTATCTGCCATATCAAGTCTCCTTTATATAATTTTGTTTCATTGATAATCACTTATGTTTCTTTTTATTGTCTTGAATCAATTCATGCACTATTCATTTTATGTGTTATCCTCCGTCTGGTTTATTGATGGCTTATATTTCATACGGCACTCGCCGTTAGAAATCGTCCTTTAAAGGATTATGTACAAACATTGCGCCGAGCACTATTGGGAGCCGTTCTGAACATTCAGGGCACAAATCAAAACTCAAAAGCGAACCATCAAGTTGGCTACCATAAGAGTATTGATGCTCAAAACTGATTCCCTGCTCGCTACCTATCGGCTTGATTTCACGACCACACCAGTTACATATTTTCTTACATGTGTTCATACGGCATCACCCCATTTTTAATATTCTCTATCACGGAACATCTTAGATTGAGCACGAGTCAGTCTGTTATTCCGGCCATACTTAGGTCTGAATACGGACTGTAGCTTGTTGTTTGCATATTCGAGGTCACTCTCCAGAATCTTGGCAGCTTCTTCAATGTAGTCTCGAATGGCACAATATTGGTCATTGCTGATACAGTGCGTCTTTAGATAATCAAGCATATCGACGGCCTGATTTTTCAAAAGAAGCGTATCTTCAAGCTGTGTCTTGCGCCGTTGGAAGAAATCTATATTCATAGGCATCACTCCTCTAACAGATTTTCATACATGCTTCGCAATTTTTCATAGGCGACGGCTCGTTTAAGAATCATCTCGTAGGCGTGAGTAGTGTGTTCACGAGGACACCACTTTCCGCCCTCCTTGCCAAGTCGGATTTGATTCTCAAGAATTTTTTTTGCTTCATCAAAAGTCATCTTTTCGATTCGTTTCTTACTGGCATTTTTCCATTCGTCTAGTTCCATAGGAATCACTCCTTTTTGGCAAATTTACTCCAATCCATCTTGTGATGACAATCAGAACACTCACACTCGAACTTTTCCAGCTTCGTCACACAAAACGGACAGAGATACGTGTTCTTATCCTTCTGGAAGATAGGACTTGCCGGAAGGCTCAAGGAGCCGTGATCGATAGTTACATTGATAGGAATTTTGCTGTTCATCATGTCACCTCTTGTTTGAATTAGCCTTTTATGAGATTTTCTTATCAAGTTTTCGTAACTCTAACTTACTGGGAAGAAAATTTCTACAGAAGTATGCACTTCCAAAAGACACTCCCTCGACAGGGCTGTCTGCGTGTTTAGGGTCCATGAATCCTATTCGAGAATCAAAACACAGCATCTGTACATCATTTTTGAAGATGTCAAATCGTGTCTTACCCTGAATACTATTTGCAGGAAGTAGTAGAGCAAACGGCTTTTTAAGCTCATAGGCTCTACGCAATACTTCATCCTTCCTACTAAAAGGAGGGTTTGAAATCATAATATCCCAATATTCCGGTTCGTATGTAAAGAAATCTTGTCCGTTATCAATGTGGCTATATTCTACTTTATATCCAGCATTTCTGAACACCTGCACAAAGGCAGACCACTCTTTATCAAACGGACACCAAATCACTGTTTTACTCGACGGGGGGGTGAACTCAAGTAATGGAATAACTGCGTATATCGGAGTGTATCGCTCGTCGCCTGCCGCAGATCGGTCAGATGTAAGATATCCTTTGTTTCCTGGCATCAATTCACCTCATTTTCAATGTACTCTGAGAACTGTTCTGCAAAAGCACGAGCAATCCCATGGAAGGTCTTAGCCCTATTCTTTGCATCCTCACCACGTTTAGCTGCGCCACGATTTCTTACATTGCCTTTATTGGCCGAAGTTCCGCAAGGACAATACGGACCCTGTGGTTCAACTGCTTCAACAGGAACTAGATTAGGTAGTCCTTTCAGCCATAAACAGGTCTTCTTTGTCCATGGATGGTCCTTACCATAAAATTCATATGGCTGAATCATCTGCGATGGTTTTGGCATTTCATAAACAGCACTCGGAATTGGATTTTCAACACAAATGTGTTTGATCGGTGCGTTGTAAAACGCCATAAAGAATTCCTTAGCTTCCAATCCCTGTTGATACCGTTCTTGATTCAATTTGTGTCCAGCCCACAACCATCGTGCGCCAGCGTTTGATAAATATGTACACGGAGGATGTGCAATCAATAGATCCCACTGCTCAACATAGTGTTGTGTGCCATCCATTGTGACTATCTGCCCACCCTGTAGAGCTGCCAGTGCGTCACCCAAAATATGCCACTCTGGGTGACCACCGGACGGAGGTTGAATATCACAAGAATACGCTTCATGACCAAGCAATCGAAATGCTTTACAAACTTCCTGTGATTCCTCACAGGCAATTAAAACTCGTAAGATTACAACTCCTCCTTTTCGTATCCTGTGTTATATAGCTAGAACTTTAAAAATTAGCGAAAAATAATAGACGTATTAACGTCATATTATTTCATCGCTTATAAAACAAAAGTTCTAGCGGGTTTTATGTACGCCCTTTCGGGCTGGTGGGACATGTCGGACTTGAACCGTGATACATATGCTCAGTTATGAGCTGAGTTCTCTAACCAATTGAGATAATGTCCCATAAAAACCAGTTAAATAGCTGCAACTATTCAACTGGGCACCTTCCTTATAAAACACTATTGCATCTATATCATATAGACGAGGAAGGAATAACAGCGATGCACATTTCCTATATCTCGCCCCTTTCGGGGTGGTATCTCGCACAGGCGCGGCCGGATCTGACCGCCAAAGATCCTACCCATACGAGATTGGAGCAGCGAAAGGTAGTCGAAACCTCATCCTCAGCTTGGAAGGCTGATGTACTAGCCGTTGTACGACCGCTGCATGAAAACCCAGCTTACAAAGCACTACTGCACCATCACTGGCGAGCCGGGAATAATAGTGGCAATCAAAGGATATCAACAAACGGTACGCAACCATAAGTTGATAATGGTGGACACGACCCGATTTGAACGGGCACACCGCTATCAACGGCAAAAGAGTCTAAATCTTTCATGTCTGCGATTCCATCACGTGTCCATAAATTGAGGGTGTCGGGATCGAACCGACGATCGGCTATAAAGCACGCTGTCTGGGTCAAAGCCAGATGCCATTTACCACTTGGCGAACCCTCATTATGTAACTTGGCTTGCTGCGTCCTACTGCTCCGTTTTTTTGGAGAGCCAAGAATAATAGGAAGGTATTCATGAAAAGAAAGTGGAATACTCCACTGGTCCAAAATGTCGAATTCGAATCGCTCTTCTGCGTCCCAAACGCAGCGTGCTGCCATTACACTACATTCTGGATATGATGCTACCGGAGGGGTATGATCCCTCAATTCCTCTCGGACGGTTGCTTTTAAGGCAACTGTGTCTCGCCAATTGCACCACGGTAGCATATAATGTGGCGAGTTATCTCGCCACGTGTATTATTTTCTTAATTCTTTCCTAGTTGCCGGGAGGCCATAATATCTACACCATTTTCTAACGGCATTATCAGTCACTCCATATTTTTCACCAACCTTTAAGAAAGACATAGTTGTTATATCATTCAATAAAGTTTCTTTTGATGGCCATTCAACATTCCTTCTATCTGGCGAATGCCTATAGCATTCTTTACACAACGTTCCTTTTGTATTGTATTGTAAAGGTTTGCCACACACAGAGCATCGTCTGCATCTATGTTCTCTTTTCTTAACAGGAACTGAAACTTCCTTTTTACTAAATTCGATATTGTTTTCTTCCATCAATCTTTTAGCTTTGTCGTACCAACTCTTCGCGGAATAATTTATACCAATTTTAGAAAGTGCTTGTTTTATATTTGGTGATATTTTAAGTGCTTCTATCAACTTTTCTTCTGGAACGGCCTCTTTGTATCTTATATTTTTTCCGCAGTAATTATCTGTTTGAGCATGACAATTTGGACATAAAAGTTGTAGGTTGCTCAACTCATTGTTAAGCCTATCTCCATCTACATGATGAACCTCCAATGGAATTTCATGTCCCAACTATTCTGTATTGCCACAACATTCACATTTATGAGGTCTTATGTAAAGCAAGGCTTTCCTTAACTGACTGCTAAAAGATACTCCCTTTGTAAATTTTGACAAATCAAAGTTACCTTTGTTCTAGCCTTGCCCAGTAAAATGGGATATGTCTATATTATTCTCTTCAACATATTTCTTTAAAGCCGAGTGAGTTCCACCGCTGTTGTCTTTATATCCAAGTTTTCTTGCAACAGCATCTAAGCTTTTACTCTCTCTAAAAACTTGCTCAATTTCTTTTTTTGTAAATTTGTCGATTCTTTTCATGAATTTGCCTCCAATATCTAATAGGTGGACGTTCGGGCTCTGGTGCCAAGGACGGTATTCGAAACCGCATGTGTTTCCACAGCGAGGTTTGGGCTCGCCCTGTCTCCCATTTGCAGCACCTTGGCATATAATTGCCGGTCTTTCCCGGCTGTCAGCCCCGCTCAGGGCATTTTCGGAGGAAGAAAATGTCTTAATTACTCATTACCAAGCGTATCAGCGATATCCTTGAAGTCATTCCACTTGATTTTGACAATTACTCGATTACCTCTGCGGTCTTTCAACTCAACCTTTGGACGACCAACCAGACCTTCCATATAAATGTCATCAATCGAAACCGTAGACTTCGGATGTTGACACACAAACTTGATACCGTCTCGAATCGTCCCTGTAAACAAAATAGGAACTACTTGGATACCAAACATCTGAGCAGTCTTTTCAACCCACTCTCTACTCTGGTAGTTATCACCAACCAGGACATCGAACAAGATGAACCACTCATCAGGTCGGTATCCATGACCACATCCTTGAATTTTGCCACCATAACCCTCTCCAAAGAGGATTACTTCTTTATCACCGTAAGTCTGTTCAAACAATTCCTCTGCTTCAGAAGTACCGAAAATTTCATTTAGTGCATCCACCAAATTCTTAGGAAGTTCGGCACGTTCAGTTCGTCCGGCAAAGCTGACTTTATGACCGTCCCAGCAAACACGCACATTCGTGCCATCCACTTTCTCAGTAAATTCCCACTCATTATTTTGTAGGAACTCAATGGTTTCATTACGAAAATCACCGATAATCAGCTTTTTAGTGCCTTCGATATCACGATTAAACACCGTTTCGATTTTTTCGTAGGTTTTCATCAAAAATCACCTCAAAATTCTAACGTATTTTCGTTAATTATTTTAACGAAAATCACGATAAAATGTCTATTTTAGTTCAACTCTTCCAGCTTCTTCATCAGCTGGTCTACGTCCATATCTTCCAGCTCCTTGTCCTTCTTCTTTGCCACAATCTTCATAATCTTATCGCGCTGCGCCTTCTTCTCGGCTGCATCCACACGAGCCTCAGATTCAGCCAGCTTGACAGACACGATATACTTGACCAGCTCAATCTTGTTTGCCAGTTCGGTATTTTCGGCACTCTTAACAGCCAGCAAGGAGTCTTCGTCTGCGGTCTTCTTCTGACGATTCAGGGTCTTAAAAATCGCATCTAGTGCCTCGACACTCAGATCCCACAGATCTTCAACAGTCATAATACCCTTATAGTTGAAGCGATAGCGATTACGGGTTGCAATTTCAAACAGATTCTTTTCCATAATAATTTCTCCTCTTAAATAACAACTTTCAGAACCCGCTCAGTAGCGCCCTGAACCTTGACAACAAAGGAATCATGTTTCGTCTCAGAGAACCCAACGCCGGACAGCTGGTCATCTACCGACTGAACTGCCATCTGAGAACCAAGAGCCTCGAATACTCGCTTATGCTGTAGCAGTTCCGCCTTCAGGAATTCATTGTAGAATCCATTGGGCTTTTCAGGGTTTACACAATCCTTGAGCATGAAGAAGTAATGACGATTACCGTTACCACTCTGCTCGTCCCAGTAGTTCGGAGAATACATTGCTACGGACACCGGTACAAACTGATTGGAATTCACACCCCAGATTTCACGGGAAGAAGTAGAACTATTGAGATGTTCCTTAATAGTAAACTGCCCATCATTCAACACAACAGTAGCAACAGAAACATTCTGAGTCTGACGCAGCGGAATATTGTAATTGAAGGAGTAGATTTGACCATCAAATTCAATCTCTGCGCGGAAGCCGGTTTTGCCGCCACGGTTAGAGAAGCAATGAACAAAGAACTCGTATTTACCATCCTTCATCTTTTTGATGTCAGGCCATGTAATATTCTCAACAGCGGCCTCATCGCGATCAGGATGAATAATATCTACATCCAGATTGCCACCAGTACTCCAATCTCGTTTGTTGCCAAAATAGATCTCAAAGTCGTTCGGTTCAACACAGTGGGCATCAAGGTCATTTCCATCCCACTCGCACTGCTTATCGTTCCACTGAATAGAGAAACGCAACACGCCATCAACCTTACCGCCTGCATTCTTGACGTTCTCACGGATCTGGCTGTCAGCCACGTTACCCGTATACGCCCAACTGAAACCATTCGCCCACTTGAACATAGACGGCGCGTTCTTATCCTGCGGAGCAATCAGAGACGTCATATTCTTCTCAAACCGATTCTCCATAAACAGTTCCAGACCAGTCGCGGTGGGCAGCACGTCCTTGATAAACTTATCAATACCGATTTCCTCTGCGCGGCCGAACTTCTTAGGATCGATTGCGACAGTCTTCGCCATTGCTTCAAACGGATTCACAGCGCCAGTAATACGAGGGGCTGCGTCTCGGTTACAGAATAAAACGTTATTTACGGTGATGTCGTCCAGAGTAGCAAACCGGCGACCCAGACTGTTCATATAGCCCAACTCAGTGACGGTTTTCTGTGCGTCTTCCAGCATCTTCTTGGTAAAAATCGCCTTAGGACGCTTATAGTTGGCGGGAGCAACAATGGCCTCAAACGCAGACACAGCAGCATCCACGTCCATGCCCTCGCTCAGGTTCACCAGCAGAGTACCGATTGCCGTATTGCGGATGCGAAGCCGGTTCATCGAAGCTCCGCCGGGAGCCATCCAAACATAAGCGGACTTCTTTTCATCAGGCAGACGATCATACACTTGCTTATCGATTTTGAAGCCACGAACCAGAGATTCAAACTCCTTACCGCGATACAGGCTGTTCTGCGCAATCAGCTCAAGCACGGTGTCCACGGCATCCATGGTTAGCTCCTCCAGAGAGCGCTTGAACACATTGGCGGAATCACGCCACTGAGCCATCTTGGTAGGTACGTCATCGGGACGCACAATGAACCGCTGAGGAATCTCGACAACGAAATGATCCCAGGTATGAACCGCCTTATGATCAGCGTCATACTCATAGTTCATCTCAGTGCCAAACTTGCTATCAGAGATCATATTGCGGCTGACGTAATACGGGTTCACAACAGCGCAGGTTTTCACATAGGCAGCCAGCGCATCCACAACCGGCTGATAAACATCGGACTTGGTATCGAAATCCCAGACGGTAACCATCTGACCATCCATAAAGGAAACCAGCTTACCGATGTTCTTTACGAAACGGCGGCAGCAGGAACAGTCATACTCGCGCCGCTTACGGAACAACTCATTCGTGCCAGCTGGGAAGCTGTCGAGATACAGATTATACAGTTCATCCTCGTCTGCATCGGTGATAAACAGAGGGCTTTCGCCCTTCACCATCTCATTGAAGTGGTCCTGCAGCAGTGCACGAAATTTCTTGAAATCAGACATTGTTATCATTCTCCATTCAAATACTATTTTCTGTATCCTGTGTTATATAGTTACAATGTTAAAATCAAGGGGCTGAAGCCCCCTGTTTTTAATTTTTGTGGAAGTATTCGATCCAGCCCTTGTATCCTTGCCGGAAACTAATGTAGGCAACCTTGCTGCACTTTCTTCCGATAATGTCCGCAAGAGGATCTTTACCATTTCCGAAACTAAGTTCTGCAAGATTAAATTCTGGATGAGTTTTACAGTAGTTATAAACCTTGACATACTCGCCGTTTCTGGTCAGATGTCTTCGGTCTAAAGCCTTTGAATGATATCTTCTTTCGAGAATATCATTCAAGCGCGTGAAATAACTATGAATCGTATTTGTAGACATTCTTGAATCACTGTCTGCACCAGTTCTATCCTCTGTTTTGCGAAGAATGTAATCACCATTTATGACATAAAACGTTCTGTATCCTCCCATATTTGGAGCATCGTATTGTTTCATTTCATAACACTGCTTAATGATATTCATCAATCTCGCGTCAACACCGGTCTTATTCAGAACAGTACATGATTCAAAATCAACATCGTTAATTGTCAGATTAGAAACCTCTTCGGAAGTAAGACCAATCCAGTACAGCACGGCAATCACGTTCATACGAATCTGATATGGTTCTTCATACTTGTCCAAGAAATCAACAAACTCATCAGCTGACGCAAAATACTTGTCCTCGTACATATTGTCTGAACTCACGTCGCTCTCCGAGAATTCAGCTAAGTCATACATGCTCGCTCGATACTCACTTTTGATGTAACCTGTAATTATTGACTTTACATTTCTGAACGACCGACTTGAATTCACCCAATTGTATTTGGCAAACATCTTTACAAAATCATCTTTTGTGAAGTCAAACAACTCATACCCACGCTCGGCCTCGTAATCCATAACATGGTTAAGTGTCGATATAACAAACTCACCGCTTCTATCAGAATACTTTTCGGCAAAAGCGTTGATTTTCTCTTCAGTAAGCATAGTGGCACACTCCTTCTTATTATATGTAGTGTACCATTAACCCTTATAAAAAATCAAGCAAATGCGGCAAAATTCTGAAATTCCATAGTATGTTGTACGCCGCTCAGGAATGCTGCGAGTAAGAACGGTTCATCCTTGCATCTTGCCATTGCGATCATATTCATCTGACGCTCCGATAAGACACCAAGTTTCTTGATGAACTGTCCTTTGTTAAGTGTATCGGTCTCTTCACAAAGAACGATACTGTCAACATCCAGAAAATCGCAATCTTCCTTTGAGAGCAGGACATGAACCGGAGAACGCTTGTATATTCTGGAAGACAACGGATTCCCTTTGATTGTGGGACTGAAGAAGTTGCGCTTGTTGTTGCTCGTCACAACAAACGGTCGAATACCGCGCTGCTGGTGACCTGTCGCATTGGATAGATCAACCAACCAAACCTCTCCGACCTTTGGGTCAATATTACTATCCATAGTCTTTCTCCTCTATAATAGTGTAGCTCCGTTCCATAGCTATATTATACAGGATACCCTTGCAGAAGTCAAGAGGTTTTTTAAATATTTTTAGTGCCCGTACAACTCGGGGTTCTCTGATACGAACACGCTTGTGTTATCGAAGATCATCTCATACGCTTTCTCTTTATCGCCCGGTCTAAGCTCAATCCTCCTTACTTCGTGGCATTCTTGCCGCAGCTCAATATGACTTTCGTTTCCGAAGAAGCCAATGCCTTTAACGATCCCATGTGTCTCTGCTCCAACATCGTTCATTTTGTTACAGACCATGTGAACATCTACACCATTGCAAATAAAACAAACCCACACTCTCTTTTTTCTTATGTACTTTAAAAAGTCATCAACTCGTATGACCTTCAGAACATTTCTCTCACGCATTAAAACACCGCCCTCCACTCATTTAGACAACTTTCAAGATATATTATACACATCTTTTTGTTTTGGTCAATATATTATACATCTTTTTGTTGTTGTAAAAGTTTAAAATTTTAGATGATGCCATTCACTCGGCATCATCCACAACCAGTTCCGCGTTGTAATAGAACCTATGTGCGCCAAATTGTCCAGCGAACGTTGCTCCGTGCTCGTGCCAACTGCCGGAAGCTGCCGCCGGGGTCACAAACCATTGAATTGGTTTGTTTGAAATTTTAGCGCCGTAATCAAACACCATAGACACAGCCAATTCGTTCTCTGCCGTCACCTTCCTATTATATAAGGAACTATAACCATACTTCTTAAAGACCTGCTGGATGGTTAGACCATCAAGTACAGCAGAATCATAAAGACATTGAGCCACAGCCATCTGACCTTCTAGGCTATCAGCACCTGCTTCACAAGCAACGATCTGCTCCGCAAGAGCACGCTCATCATTAGTGAGTTCGCGCTTTCCCTGACTGAAGTTTACCACACGCGTCTCGATAACAGTTTTTACGATGACTTCTGGTTCCTTTTCCTCTTGCTGCACAACACTTACTGCCGGAGGACTACTATTATAAAGGTACGAATTGCTCTGATTTTGAATTACCGGGCTGATCTTCGATACCAGATTCCCTGCCAGCAAGCACATTATACACACGATGGCAACACTTTGCTCACGATTTATTAACAAATTAGAGTTAATAAAAATCACTTCCCTTCAAAAATATTGGTTTTATAAGCTGCGCAAAAATTCATACAGCTCAATTTCACCTTGCAGCCAAACGACATCTCCGCCAGCCTTCAAATACACCGAATAGATCTTATCAGGATGCTCGAAGATAGATTCTACCTTCTTAGCTGCGTTCCGATCAATAAGTACACTACTCATAGTCTTATTCTCCTTCTTCAAAACGCATATCCACACACATTATTATGCAGCGGCGGTTCAATCTCGAATGCTGTGTCACTCTCAGCATCATATTTAAACCACCTCGTCAATTCTGGTCTTGGATACAGACCTTCCTCGTATCCTTCAACGACTGCGTAGTTGTAACAATGTTCAAAGATGTCAGTCACGTTTTCCTTAACAACTCGAATAGCCTCTGCTAAATCTGTAAAGAATCCAGCAATCCAACTGTCGTCCGGCATCCAGTAGATGCCTTTGGTATTTGACACTGGCGAACTAAATTTCGCATTCTGCTCGTTCTTAAACGAGTCAATCATTGTTACGGTATAAATCATTTTAAAACACCTTATTATCAAAATGTACTCTATCTTCAACTGGTTCCTGTAACCATACAATCCATTCAAATTTATTCTTGGGATAACGGTCTGGATACTTCTGAATGTTCTCAAGAAACTTTTCAAGCCCCATAATGTCTATCTTTCTAATTGCGTCAAGTCGAGTCACTTCATGTTTGTTCTTTTCATGATTTGTTTCGCTCATAATATTTTCCTCCATTAAATCTTAGTTTTTATTCGACTCGCTTATTCCACGCTTCGATAAGGTCGGCTTTGATTCTTTCCTTGTCTTTTTCAGAGGAATCAAAGTAGTAAGTTTTGCTTTCCATGAAAACATGGCAGTTGCACCTATTTTCTTTGTTTCCTCTCGTAACATACATCCATCGTGTTTGGCGATAACTGCCCTCTGCAACGGTAACTTCTCCACCACAAAAAGGACACGGCTTTAATTTATATTCACTCATAACTATGTCTCCCTAAATCTCAGCTTTTATTAGACATACCTTTTCACTCAAAAGTTATCCAAATCATTTTTAGCAGCTAACACATTGTAATGAATTTCATGCTCGTGTCCTTTTACAGAATCATTTAATCTTTTAGCGATTCTTTCCGCTCCTTGTTTTGAAAATTGCCAACTTGCCGTTTTCTCTTTTGTCCATCCATCTATACATTTATATTTTTTGTACTCAATACCATTTTTTGTGGTTTTAATTACATAGAATTTCATAGAATCCTCCTAGAACTTAACTTTTATCACATCAACTACGTTCTTTAATCAAACCATTAGCCGATGCCTCTGCTCTTAATTTTATGAGTTCTTTCTTTGTTTCAAAATTTTTCTCATATCTTTCCATAAAAGCCCGAACGTTCATGTTCTTCTGGTTATTCGGAAAGATAAATTCATCTAAAATACCATCTTTTGTTACCGTATAAATATCCTTTGATGTATACTGTTTTTTCAATTTCACCTCAAAGCCATGTTTTAATAGCCAAGAGATAGCTAGTTCCTCTTGTTTATTAAAGTCCCATTTTTTATTTTCAAGTCCTTGTAAATTCATAAGTCCACCTCATTCCATGCTTGCGCATTCTGTGATTATGCAAAGTTTAACAGCATAACCAGTTATCGTCAAGCTTTTTACAGCAATCTCATAAGAACCCGGATTTTACTCCGTCTCTGCCTTTCCACCAACTCCGGCGATAAACACCCGATGCTTTCCATTCTCGTCACGCTGCCAATCACCACCAAGCATCTCAACAGTATTCAAGACTGTATGGTAAATCTCAACGGAATCCATTGCCTTTTCTTCATTTCCAAAATCATTGGTATGAATCCAACGCCAATTATTATCCAACCAGCTGACAACTTTCATAACACCAGCCCGCAGTTCTTTTGTTTTCTTACTATCCATTCCCATTTATCCTTTCAAAGAATTTAGGTTTTATTGTTTTCATAAAGTTTTAACATAATTTCTAGCGAAACAGAATCCAGACTACCATATTGAACCAAATTAAGCGCCATGTAAAAATTCCTTCGAATATTAAAGTCCACTACGTCCTTTATCTCACCGCCTTTTTGAGCGTGATACAAAATATTATTTAACTTAAACAGTTCCTGATAACTTAACTTGACAACGGCATCACCATCCGTATCTTTTGGATTTTCATTTCCATTAAAACTCAGAATATTCATATTTGCACCTCCAGTCAAATATCCAAGTCTTTAAAATCAACCACTTCTGATTCACCATCATATTCAATATCTACATTCGATAAATATGTTTTGTACGTCTTTTCACGACGTATAGCAGCTTCCATACTCGGACGTCGAATATCATAAAGCAACTGTTTAAGTTCTTCATCCGTCAAATTGTACTCTTCTTGCAACATACTCATATCCACACCTCTCAATCAAAACGCAAACGGATTGTTATCCACTGTTGTTATCAGTGCCACATTCAAAATAAACATTACAAACGCGGTCATTCCATATTACCTCAATCTCTAAATTCAATATCTACAACAATATTCTCAGGCTCTGTCATGTACCTTCGTGCCAACAGCTCTACCATACGTTCCTTGTCACCAAGATTGCTTTCTCGTAAAATATACGAAGCAACTTGCTTGCCTCTGTACAAAAATACGGCCCAAGCGCTTCTCCTTAGCGGATTTGAAACACCAATCATTCCATCGCTTCCTCCAGAGAGGTAGTCACATCACCAAAGTCAAAATCCAGAGCACCAATCATATCATCCAGAGCATCCACAGTATCAGACAGATTCGTGCAAGCATTATCTGCTTTATCGTACCGCTCACTCCCCTGCAAATTCTCCGGCATGTTATCACGATACTCTTCTTCTTCCCATTGGATATCCTCAACATCGGATTTTACACTTTCGACCTCAGATACAAGTTCTTCCAGCTTCTTACGGATGGAATCAAAGCGGTCAATGGTCTGTTTTATAGCTTTTCTACGAGTGTTATTCATTTTCAAATCTCCTCTCAATCTACAATACCAAGCTTGCAAATGTTTTTCGGATCAGTAATGTAGCCAAATGTCAATGTATTACGAAGATATCCCTTGTATTCAAATCCACGGTCACGAGCCGCCAGACGGCACACATCCCGAATCGCAGATTCTCTCGGCCAAGAAATACCAGCCAACTGATACTTCCACTGAAGATCTCTCAGCTTTTGCCACTCAATCACGGGTTTCTCCTCATCCTCGAAACACAAGCCGTTCTGTACCGCATACTTTAGAGCATCACACCGCTTACTCTCTTCCGATGTGCATGTGCCCCATTCATTTTCTAAGCGGCGATATGCCCTATCAAACGGTGCTTGCTTCGCACCGTCAATCGCAAACGCTGCGCCAAGCAAACCAAGACCTAAAAACAGTCCCATAATTTAAACCTCCTAAAATCACTCTTTTATTAAAATTCATAAATAATATTTTTAATCAACTGAGTTACCGTGCAAGGAAAAAAAGAACAATCATACGGCAATTTCAAGTGAAAAATCTTTTGTTCCGCATCAGAGCTGGACTCTGCAAAGACGATATAGTCTTTCTTATACACCTTACAACCGTCATCGTATTGACCTGATACTTTGTACCAATTACCCATAAGCTCCTCCTAAAATATTACTTTTAAGCGTCTTTCTTTATCAGCGGACGTCTATGCGTTGCGTTCTTCAGCCAATCACCACCGCTAGGCATCTCCCTAGTCACTCTTGTGTTACGACAACTCCCTATCGGACATACCCGGCGATAATCATCAGCAGTCTTACAACCAAGTGATTCAGCTTCGTCCAGTGCTTTTCGCACATAAGCCCATGTGCTACCGCCGAGATCCGAACACTTACCAATCACAGCAAGCACAAGTTCATCGCCCATGCGCTCAACATATTCTGCCAAAGCTTTTTGCCCTGTAGCACCAAGCTTCCCGATATTCTCTCGGAAAACATCCTCGATAGGTTTCGTCGTTGTTGTCTCATCACAAGACGAAGACGATATCTTATCTTTATCTTTATCTTTATCTTTTTCTAGCTTTGTTTTGCTTGCGTTTGCTTCGTTTTGCTTACGCTTGCTTGATGAGCCACCAGCTTTACCAGAAATCCTCTTACCTTCGATGTATTCGGCATCTTTGTCCAAATCTCTCTTCACAGCAGGCCACACATACCGCTCATTTCCGTTGAGTTCAGGCTCCGTTCCAGACGATTTATATTTCATCATCGCCAGTACCAGACGCCCCACCTCAGCAGCACTAAGGGGTTCAAAGTAGCTCTCGTAAGTATCCCAGACTTTAATATAAGTATCAGCCATCACACACCTCAGTCTTCCAAGCTGTGTGTATTCACACCATAAAAAGTCTTCTTATAATATTCTTTTGCCTTATCCTCATCAAAACCAACGTACCGTAATGTAATGTCCTGACTACTATGATTCAACTGACCCTGAATCCAAGACAATGCCTGATTATCATCCTTATTAAGACACATTTCACGATAACCAAACGTTTTGCGGCAAGAATGAGATGCAATTTTATAATTAAGACCTAAATCTTTACCAACGTTACGAAGAATACGAGCAAAATGATCAACATCAATAGGATCACCGGCCTTTTTGGGTTCTGCGATATGAAGAATACCGGTTTTCCCATGTCCACCATTTGTTCTCAAAGACTTTTTCCAGCTCCCCTGTCGAGATGGAAACATCCAATCATCATATCCAAGTTTCGCAATCTTGATGTATGTTTCAACAATATCCCTCGCTTCTGGAGTAAGAATAATTTCACGATATTTAGATGTTTTTTCTTCAATAATGCAAACTCCCGCGTCTTCAACCACTTCAATCTTTCCATTGTAAAGGCAATAAGACATATCGGAAACCTTCAACTTGAGCAAATCGCTAGCACGTAAACCAGTTGCAATACCTACATTAAATAAGCACCAGTTACGATACTGCTTCTTGTCCCAAAAATATTCCGAAATCATTTGAACATCATCCAAGCTTCTAATTGGAGAAATATTACGCTTACGCTTCTGCTTACTTTTTGTAACACCACGTTTTTTAGCCGGAACAGAAGGTTTCGGATTAAAATAAATCAATTTAGGTATCTGTTCTTCTTTTCTTTCAACAACTGCGCTTATTATATTCACCTCAAACTCCATACTTCAAACAATACTTACCGTAAGATAATCCTTCAGCATCTGCCATTCTTACAATCTCAACAAATGTTGGTTTATGTTTCTTTTTATTCTTGCATCGAATGGATGCCTCATTTCTTATTATCTTACGACATTCATCACAATAGAGCTTTCCACATTTAGGACCATACCATGTAATGCCACAGCGATTACACGTTATGTTTCCATATACCATCATAATTTACACCTCAAACTTGTCAATTTTCCAATGATGTCGATAGTAATTTCCAGAATTCCCACTAACAACGGACACCTTACATGAATCACACCACGTTTCGTCCTGTTTCACACTATTTCCTTATGAATCCCGGCAGTCCTTATAAAGCAAGAACATCTTTTCAGACAACTTCTCTTTATCTTTGTTAATGGTAATAATATTACCTTCTGCGTAAAAATCGCTAGAGTCGATACATTCGTGTAAAATATGAATCGTCATTTTTATATACCTCAATTCTTTTCAAACAGATCGTTACGAACCTTCGGAGTAAACTGACGCGAGTCAAGCTGTTCAATAGCAGCCCCAAGCCGACCATGGCCCCAATCATCATTATTTCGATGGTCCATCACAATCTCAAGCAGAAGCTTTGCATCCTTAGCTTCTCTGCGCTTCCGGCGAGCTCTTTTAAGTTCCGCCATAAGCTGATAACCTTGCGCTGCATTCACTGTTTTGAACTCAATTGCGTGTTCAATATCGGCAATCTCATCGCTAGCCGCAGTTAAATCACTGTAGACTTTGGCATATAAATCATCGAGGCTGGTCATTGTTTTGTCTGTGACCTCAAGATTTTTCTTCAACTCTATCAGCCATTCAGAATCTTCCATCTGAAATGCGTATGTATTCGGCTTATCAGCCGGAGCTGCTATATTCGGACTCTTACCAGCAATGGTGTCCTCGTCCATAGACTTTGGCGTGTAGTGTCCGTTCTTATATCCAGCGGGAAGCTTATTGATTTCACAGATTGCCAGCCCCTTTGATTCAAACTGCAATGCCAGATTGATATCACAGGTGGCGCAGATTCGACCTCCCTTCCGTTTCATAATATAGTTATGACCATTCGAGATTACATACATTTACTTATTCTCCTGTCCTTTCACCAGCTGCTTCACAGTCTTCTTAAATAGCGCGAGATTCTTTTCATTTTCGATAAACACCTTAGTCTTCGGATGCGGTGCCTTACCGTGTGCCTTTTCGTAAGCCACAAACAAATTATTCATTTTCTTATAGCCAATACGCTCATAAATCAGAGTGTAAGTGTGCTTATATTGTGGCTTGTCACCAAGTTTTTCCGCCAGAGGCATCATGATTGGAAAAAGGATCTTCGCCGTCTCACTCTGTTTCTTGTTCTTAAGTTTTTTGTTAACGACTTCTTTAGCTACCACATCAATCACAGGAGTAACGTTCATATTTGTTTCAGAAACTGCTTCGACAGCCTTTGGAGTCGGACGAAGTTCATTCTGATTCTGATGCAGACGCTCGATAGATGCTACGTACATATCTGCAACAACAGCCTCCATGATAGATTTCCAAGTGGAATCCTCTTCGATAATGTCGATTATTGAAATTTTCCCACTACGATTCGTTCTCTTAATATACTTTGCACGAGCATCTTCCAAAACAAAACCATAATTACGATTCAGATATTCATAGATCTTGTGAAGCGTTTCTTTATTTGTGTAACCTTTAGTATTTGCAATCACACCAATCTTGCTATACAAATCTTTACGCCAGTCACTCATTTCATCCCGAAACACATTGCGAGGAGTATAGCTCTTAGCACGAATCGAATTATCCATCTGCTTATCCTTAATCTGATGGACACACTGAGACACGCTGCTGATTACATTCAGTGCTTCGTTGCTAGTAGCACGAGCTTCCTCAATTTGGTCACCGAGCTCCTTGCGAGTGGAATCAAGTTCACTCTGAAGGTTCTTCATACTATCAAACAGAGCGTGAAGTCTTACATCAATAAATTCTTTACTCAGTGCAGCATCCATCTGAGGCGTAGCCAGAACGGTGTCACCACGCATCAAGGATTCCATGATGTCCCAGCAGAAATCCATGAACGCATCTGCTTTCGGCTGACGTGACAGACGGCAGATTTCCATAACACCACGCAAACTGTAAACAATATATTCACGTTCCTTCGTGATTCCGCCCTCAACTTTCCTCAGTTTGAGGAATGTTGAAAGAGGGTCAAGACGATCCGTATTCTTAACATGGATGTTTTGAATTGCCTTATTAGGATTATTGTACTCTAGCGCTGCACCAATTTGTTCACGAGTCATGTAATACTGATGCTTGTCATTCTGGTACACATCCACATTCAGTACACCAAAGGGCTTAGAGGTTATTACGGTCATAGGATTATTAGTAGTCATTTTTGTTTACTCCCTACACTCACTCTTTAATCATAAGTTGTTCTTTAGTCCATCGCATCATCTTAGTGCATTCATCTGTAGACGTATTTTCCCAGATAAAGACTCTGCCTTCGCCAGTTTCTTTATCAATTTCCGTGCAAGACAAATCAATTTGAACGCCATCTTCTCTCTGAAGATAAATGTAAATTCCTGGATAATCTTTATAATCTCCATCAGCTTCAGCAACCAGTTTTCCAATAGGCGTATCAATTTCAAATCTCTTTTCATTCATATTACCATCTCCTTAGAAGAACTGTTTTATCAAATCTCTACGATTTTCCACCAGTCGTATACGTCACAAGCATCAATACGAATATCACCTTTTAATCGCAAAACACTAAAATTCTGTTCACCGTTTTCATCTTTATAATATTTACAATAATGATTTACAAGAATATCGTCCACTTGTTTGTTCATTTCATTTTCCGCCTCAAGAATCGTATTAAAACCCTTTTTATAAACAACTTCTGGGAGAAATGAATTCTCACCTTTTGCAATATAAATATTGATAAGCAAAAACATTTTGTTTCCTCCTCTTAAAACTGATACTTCCAAAAGATTCGTGCGTTGCCGGTAATATCTTGCAAGCAAGAAATGTACTCCCGGAACGAAATCAGCCCTTGTATTTTTATAACCCATGCTCGCTTTGCACGAACTGCAATCGCTGGATCGTACTTCACAGCATCATCAAATGCACTGTCGGTCATCTTACGTTCAAAGTAACGAATTTCGTTGATATTCATAATCATTTCTCCTCTGTCTCACTCAGTTTCTTTTCAAAATCTTCGAGTTCTTCATAATCTTCATCTGTGAGATAATCGTCGATCTCAATATCCAAAAGGATATAACACTGCGCCTGCAAAGCAACATACGCATCATCCGCACTCATTCCATTTTCAATAAGAACCTGTGCTGCTTCCATGAGTTTATCATTCATAGTTCGTTCCATTTTCTAAAACCTCGATTTTATTTAATTTCAATATTCATTTTGCTAAATAAATATTTAGCAGATTCTTCAATCGCATCAATAGACCAAACATTAGGATTACACACACCAAGAATTTTATCGCCAGAAGCATTGTAACGTGCATCACAAAAATGCCACCAGCTATTATCGCCAGCATCATATTCATAATAAACATCCACATCAATTTCAGGGTGACCATCTACATGATATTTAATCTGATCTTTATCATTAAATGTATCCGGTTTGTATCCACGTCCATTCCATCCAGAAGGATTCATTTTAGAAAGAAAATCTCTTGCAATCTCACGTGCCGTCATAAGTTAATGCCCCCAAAATAAAAGCTTTTTCTGAATCAAAAGGTTTTAGTAACTCACATTTGTTGGTTTCTTCATTAAAAATACCAACTGTCACACCTTCTCTTAACCAATATGAAAGTGTATCAAGAGCTTCCTTAACTTCGTCCACTGAATGATCCCATCCGCAATTTTGGATAATCATAACTCTCACTCCCTTAATTCCTCATTATATTATTATCTTATCCTCACCAAGCGTTTCGGTTTCATACGTTGCATAGACAAGCTCTGTCGGCTTGCTGTAACACATTTTCATCCAGTTAAGTTCTGCGTTACGCAGCTCTTTTGTAGGATAGACTTCATGCCCTCTATATGTATCGCCGTACATAAAGTGTCTGACAGAGTATTCAAGATGGTAATACATTATTTTTCTCTCAGCTCCTCGCACACTTTAGCAATGATAGCAAGACCATTACGACGAAAATCAGCATTGTAAGGATTTTGTGCCATAATATCTAGCGAATGCAACAAATTTTCTAAATCAAGGTTATACTCAACACCTGCTACATCGCAAAGCGTCTCCGTCATTTGTTTAATGTCATATTTTATAGTAATTCTCATAATAAAACTCTCCTTTTACATCAATTTGTTAGAAATATCAAATGCTTTCCATCTGAAACCAAATTCATCCGTCCAAACCTGTGCCTCGAGTTCGTCACTATCATAATAAGCCAGAACATTAGGAAGGTCAGAATACATTGCATGGCATTCTTTCGAATCATCCACGATATATTTCATAACTTCTTTTTCGTTTTGAAAAAACTCAGGCTCAAAAATTTCACCTTTAGAACCACATTTGATAACACACCACATAACTTATACCTTACTAAAATTTGCATTAAAAAGAATCTCATTACCATATTCAGTAAGAGTATCCTTAAACCACTTTTCGTTCTTTTTCCACCACGACTCAGCTTGTTGCGAAGTCAATACAATTCCTTTTTTCTTCGCTGCATCAATAACGTCATCGATACACCAACGAGTTTCAGCAAACTAATACTGATTTACGTCATCATCCTTTTCCTGTTCGTCTTCAATATAGTTATGGCAATAGTTGGTGTAGAAATCCACATCAAAAAGTGTGATAGTCATATCATTGCCGCTTAATTCACGTTCAACGTCAGCTACTTCTTCTCTGAGATACAGCTCAGACATAATACCGTCTTCATGTTCCTGAATCCATTTCTCTGTAATATTGAACTTTTTCGCCAGTTCATCGACCTCAAACACCCATGTGCCATAATTCGTGTTTTCAGTGCCATACTTCACCATATAATCAGCAATCTGACGTTCCATCATATTATCATCCATGGTATTTCCCTCCTAAAATTCAACATTTATCAAAAGCGCCAGCTAGTTGTAACAACCTTTTTTGCTTCGCCTTCTTCGTATTTGTTATTTTTAATAGCTTCTTCTAAACCATTACCTGCATTGTAGGCCATACCATTTTGAACAAGATCATCTCCAAGAAAACCACCACAAGAATCAATTTCAACCCAATTGGATTCGGCGCTTTCTTCGACATCATCTTCTACAAAACCATCCTGTTCATAAAGCGTATACCCATACACTTCACCAGTCAGATAGTTGTTATATGCCTCAACGTCAAGTTCCATATTTTTTTCAGCAATAGCTTTATTCTTTTCGTTAAAGTCAGAAAGAACAGTAACAATCCATCCAGCGCAACTTGAATCAAACGTATCATTGTAAGGATATGTCCGATCTCCGCAGCTCATCGTGATTACGCTGTGTTCGTAAATCCAAAGAGGAAGCCAAACCACTTTCTTTTCAAGCAATTTCATACAATCACGAATGGAAAAATCTCCTCTTGAATACTGAACAAGATCATCATAAAACAGATTTCTCCAAGAATATTCTTCTTCATTTGGAATCCAATCGTTTGACTCAAAATCATTGACGCAAATTGCCCAATAATCATTATCGTCATCCTGGTCGTGATATTGAACTGCACATGTATCAAATAACTTTTTGTTTACAAGTGCATCAAGAACTTCCTTGTCGTCGCAATACTTCCAAACAAGGTTATTCCAAAAACTTTCCGGTGTATCTGCTTCAATAAAGTCTCCAAGTTTATAATTCCCATAAAAGCAAGCCATAATAGAATCATGGTCATAATCACGAGGGTTACACTCTTCGCCATTGTCTGCCCAAATATGTAAACAATAATTTATATCGTTGTCTGTCCATTTTATGGTTTCATTATCATAGCAATATAACATATTTAAAATCTCCCTTTTATCAATCTTTTTCTTTCACAAAAATCATCAGCATATTGAACTCTGGTGTGATGAAGTCAACCGTGTAGCGTCTTGCTTCTGAAATTTCAAGAAGAGAATTATTATTGTAACATTCAATTTCTTCGCCTGAATTACAATCACAAAGCGTAAAGCTAATGTCATCCGGAATAATTGAAAGTAAAGTAAGCAGTTCCATATTCCATCACCTCTTATGCACTAGCCTTTTCTTCAAAAGCGTACCAATCAGACCAAATCTTATCGACCTCGCCATTCTTAAAACCGTTCTTGTAATCAGTGAACTCAACATAATAGTTGCTTGTCCACTCATTCAGATAGTGTTCATAGATGGCTGCGACTCCACGCTTTGTTTCAACGACAAAACTATCAACCAGAACACCTTCAACATAAGCACCAGTGTATTGTGCTTTATTCTGGTGCATCCAACGGCCAAGAGTACCCGCATCCAAATAAAAACGTGTCATAATTCATTCTCCTTTACTCTGCAATCATCATAGCAAGAACCGGCTCGCCAGAATCCTTCAATTGAAGTTCTAGAATATCACCATCATCAACGATTTCGCACTTATTAAGATAATCTTGAAGGAAGAACATCTGACATTCTTGCCAGAAGATTTCTCTCGGGTTTTCGTTCTCATCTACAAATACATCCTTGTGATGGAAAGATCCGTTCCAAACCCAACTTTCACCATCAAAACAAGCGTGGACTTCTCTCAGATCCCACATAGTTAATCCTCCAAAGTTTTAGAATGTCTTAAAATAATAATTTCTTTCATTTCTTCTTTATCTCTTGCGGTAGGAAGAACAAAAAAGGAAGAATACTCTGGAAAATAAAAAGAAATACAAAAACTAAGTATCATATACATGATTGTGAAGTAATGACCTGTTTGTTTGTTCTTGAACTTTGCTCTTCCGATTTTATATTCTTCAGAGTATTCATCTTTAATTAAATCCCACATAGTTAATCCTTCCAAAAGTTGAGTTTCTTTTTGATTGTCATCTCAATTTCGTCTTTATCACCGTCAGATAGAATCTTATTATCGTACTCGGAATAGCAAAACATAACGCTACGGCCATTATATTTATACATAACCATTGCTGTTTTTAATTGTTTGTCACGAAAAAAGGTTGCACACCCAATTCCATATTTTTTAGAATATTCATTTTCAACTAGATCCCACATTTTATCACCTCAAAATCTCCTTGAGCATCTTTACCATACCTTCGTAATCTTTATCATCGGCACCCAGCATACGAACCGTCATATCAAAATCAACTGTCTGACAATCACTGAAATCGTATTGTTCAATATCATTACTACAAGTGTCAGGGTAATGTTCTTCGAGCCGGTCTTTCGTACCACAGTCACAGAAGGTTCCAGAATAATAATCACTGGCCGACTCACCTGTTTTCATATACACACGGATACCATCTGTGACAATCACTTTAGCGAACCGCTTCATATCTTCTGGCGTAAAGGTCTTATCCATAACATCATACGAATAGACCATGTAACAAGTTTTATCAGGCTCATAAATATCCTGTTCCTTATCTGCACCAAACGCTCTAGCGTATCCACCAGCCCATCCACCACAAAACACAAGAATTTCTTTTCCCGCTTCGATAGCTGCCATATATTCCTCTTCAGGAATCGCTACAATTCTTCCGTTAGGAAAAATAAAACCTTCAAATTCTCTCATTTTATCACTCCTCTGCGTCTTTTACCGTAACACTATCAATGTCCGTCGGATTCGGATTATCTGGTTCAATCTCACCGGCAACAAATCTATCTTTCGCAATTTCATAAGCATCATCTTTGTTGTCTGCTTCTACAAACGTTGTGTAAGTAACTCTTGTTTCAATAGTAACGTAATAGCCGTTCATTTTACACACTCCCAACATTCTTGAATCCATAAAGGCTATAACCTTTACATTTGAAATACCGCATCGCTTTGTTAATCTGAGAAGAGCTTGCTGTCGAATGGCTTTTTAGGTATGTATTCTTATATTCACACAGCTTCTTATACTCATCACTTTCACGATGGGCTTTCAGCTTTTTGCAATGGTCGTGGCAACCAGGATAACGCTCCGGTGCCACGCAATAATGGCATGGATCAGTCAATTTCTGCCACCTCCCCAGCTTCATAAAAAGCAACAACGTAGGATTGAGCTATTCTTTTATCCTTCCATCTATACGGAGTAATAATAACCTTGCCGCTCATCCATGTTTGTTCAACATGATACCAGCCATCAATATAAACAATCTTCATTCTTTTGTATTTCATATTCCACCTATCTCATTTATTAGACTTGCACTGATATTTGCGTTCAATCATCTCTGCATCAGCGCAAGTCATACCGTAATACCAACGCACATCAACAACGGATTCAACCCAGTTTCCAGTCTTGCGGTTCTTTATGACACGAACCTCTTCAACATCTTTGTGAATCTGTGTGCCTGGCTTCGGGAGATAAGTCAAAACACTTTCTTCAGAATGTTCCAAATCGTAAGAGCCAACAAATGTGCAATCACGTTTGATCAAATCAAAAATTTTCTTGCGGTTCTGTTTAGACAGGTTTCTCATATTGCAAACTCCTTTTCTCTTGTAAACTTAATCACCAACGCATTCACGTTGGCTGCTTCAATCGTGCTTGCTCTTGCATCCTCGTGATTGCCAGCTCTGAGGAACGAAACACTCTGATCCATCAGCTTACGCCGATATGAAGAAAGAGCTGCGAGAACGATATTCTTTTCAGTGTTGGTCATACAATCTCACTCCAATTTTTATCCTCTACATTGGGACAAAATTTTGTATAAAAATCAACGTCAAAAGTTTTCACATAAAAATTAGAGCCTTCTTGTAGAGTACATTCCACATCAGCAACCGATTCGTGTTCATAAAGTGAATCAAAAATCTCTCCACAATAGGCCGCAACAAACATTTTGCTTACGTTAAATTCTTTTGTGATTTCGTCAATATGAAAAATCCAATTGCCTTCTGTAGTATTTTTTGTACCTTCTTTGACCATCCATTCGGCAATCTGCTTCACAACTTTGCTTTCGTCCATTTTTATCACCTCAATCAAAACTGAACCACTTCATGTTTGACTTTCTCCAGCATCTCTTTCTCTTGTTCTTCAAGACGCTCAACCTCATATAAAACGCTGTGAATACCATAAATAATCAATTCACGATCTCGTTCACGGTTCGCTTTGTTTTCAAGGTTGCTTTTACAACTTCCTTTGCATAATTCGATTTCTCTAAGAACAAGATTATCGATTGCGTATTTTAGAATCCGTTTATCTTTCTCAGTCATATTATCACCTCAATCTTCGTAAAATGCTTTCTTATTCTGACATTTGTAGAATGCAATTACCTCGTGAACATACTCAGGATCGTCATGAATTCGCAACGAAAATACTTCGTTTGCTTTCTTTTTGGTGCATCCAAACTCCCAGCAAAACGCTTCAATAAAATCTCTCCGAATGTTCATTTTTTTGTTACTCCTGCTCCATCGTTACGCAAATCAAAGGCTCATCAGGATATGCTTCTTCGTCAGAAAAACACACACCCTTTGACACCCCCCTGACCTGAAGTTCTTTCCAGTCTCCGAATTCAGTATTGGTATACATTCCAAAAACCAATTCGGTATTTTCGTCATAGCCAAACTCTTTCAACTTCTTAATAAATTCAGAAACAGTCATAAACAAACCTCATAAAAGCATGATTTTAAGCCGTTTTGTAATTTGCACAGCTATTCAAAAACTGCAACACTTCATCTGGGGAGAGATACCCAGCAACATCATCACAGGTGTCGCAGAACTTATTTGTAACCCATTCGTCGTTTTCATTCCATGCGGCCACTTCTGCTGTATTAGAACTTGCTTCTTTTGAGAAAGAGAAGTCTTTACTAAAATAGTTATCGCAGTAATTCCCAGCTCCCCACTGGACGCTTGCAGTAATACCATTTGCAAAAGTCATATTGAATCCTTTATTTGAGGTCGAATTAAACTTCTTCATACCTAACACTCCTTTTATTTACCACGATTCATCAATTAACGTGTCGTGAATCCAGCCCAGCTTATCAATCAAGTCGGCCCTTACATAGTTGTTAAAATTAGGGTCTTCCTCAATTCTCTTGAGAAGTAAAGAGCAAATCTCATCATAATTCATCTCATATTTGAGACCGTACTTGTCGTATAATTCGGGAATGTTATATTCTTTATCCATAATGCTATCTCCTTTATTTCACTCTTACGCAGAAATCATCGTCGTAAAGTCCAAACGATACGATTTCTTTGCCGAGTAAATCTTTATGCTTTTCTTTTTCGTCCATAAATTCAAATATTTTGGTTCGTGCATTATACAGACGATTCAAACTATTGTCGTTGATGATAATATATTTGTTCCAATCATCAAACAGATTAAGCAATATCCCCACTTTCATAGCACTATCTCCTTTATTTTCATGTGTGTATTCGTTCATGCTTTCGCATTCTGGTAGCGGTTATGTCTGTCCTAGTACCGCTAATCACCCAGCATCTGCTGCTTACGCCACCCAAATCTGACTTCTTATGTAGTCCTCAATATCTGCCGGGTATCCATTGCGCTGGATGTACTGACACAGAACACGTTGAACATCACGGTTGTCACCGTAATCTATTGCCAACGAGATATCTTCACCGTGAGTTCCAACACCAAGGCGTTCATACTTTCTGACTTCAAGATAGAAGTCGTATGCACTGTAGTGCCTTCCGTCTTTACGGTCGAGAATCAAATCAATAATCATCAGCCAACCCACCCTTCTTCAGAAGCCATATATCCCTCGTCAATAAGGAATTTATGGAAGTCGTTGCTCAAAAGCTGATTACCATAATAGTTGGTAAATACTCTTGCGACATCTTCACTTGACATTTCACAGAGAACATCCCACATCATTTCTTGCATATCAGTCATTTTCTTCCACCTCGTAATACTGAAAAGCACAGTCGTACATCATGTTCCCCGTAATCTGATCCACGAATTTTGCACAATGCAAGTTCATCGTATACCCATTTTCATCACACCATTCGGAAATAATTTTTGTAGTCAACGGTGTTACAAAAACATAAAGGTCAGACATATGATGATAAATTTCTGCTTTCGGATATCCGGCATCCAAAAGCCGTTCAAGCAACGTCTTACGCATTTTCTTTCATCTCCTTTACAGTTTCGTCGTCCCAATGAAAACCACGCTTTTCATAAAGCGGAATCCAATGAGCCTCATAAAAGTCGTAGCCACAACCATCAATGCCGAAAATGTACTCAAAATCCTCTTGCTCGTAGATACGGAATCCGCAATCTGCCATTTCCTGAAGATGATTTTCAAGCCACCAATTGTCGCAACTGCCGCTAAACTGCCACATCGTTCCCCACATCGGAAAGAAGTCGTCACGCTCGACTTCAAAATCATCTTCTCTGACATCAACTTCCTCGCCAGTGCCGTCGAGACAAATTTTGTAAGTGTTGTCATCTTCGTTGTAGCTCCGAATCTCACCATTTTCACCATAGTGGTCACCGCTAAAGATATAGATACGATCACCACAAGACGGCGGCGTGATTTCAGTAATGCCTTCGCCATTCTCTTCCAAATCGACCTTGGCGAGCTTTTCAATAACGCTCTGAGGAATCGCATTAAATTCCTGAACCCATGCGTAAGCTGCATCCTTCTTAGTTTTGTACATAGCCATAGCAGTTGACTCTCCTTTTTCGTATCCTGTGTTATATAGCTATATGGTAAAAATAAAAGTCCTATAACGGACTGCCTTTTCTAGATACATAATACAGGATACTGCTGATTTTGTCAAGCACTAAAATGTAGATTTTATTAACGTCGCATCTTAGTACGTTGATACGTTGTTTATTTATGACCGTTTTGTGAATGTACGGTCAAGCCATACCAAACAGCTCCATTCCGGCAATACCCATGTCTGCCGGATACAGGTTTACAACACGATTGTTGTAAAATTCTGCAATCAAATTGCCGTTGCTGATATCCATGTAAGCATCATCCATGGACAGACCAGAAAAGTCTTTTGCATTGTATTCATCCACACCCGAGAATCCGTACAGTGCTTCTTGATAGAATGCTCTCGTCATCCTGGTTTCATTACCATCAGGGGCAACAACAAACAGCTTCTTCAAACCATTCTGACCAAAGACAGCAACACAAATACCGCCTGCGTTGTTCTCATAAACTTCAACAGTAGCACGCATTTTTTATTCTCCTTTTCTTATCAGTGACCCCAACGGCAAACAACAACGCCGTTGATCCAGATGGAAATGTTTGCACCCTGCCGATACCACTCGACAGCTTCATGATGAATGTTAGTGATAACACCTGTTTCATCGTTCATAAACCATTGACCTTTTTTCATCTTGTGTTCTCCTTTACACTCTCATGCACTCATCAAGATAGATTCGTTTACCGAAACACTTGACGTATGCTCTGCCAGACGGTGCATAGATGATTTTCAGGTGATGATAACTATGATATTTCTCATCTTCGCACAGCGCACCAGACATACCATAAAGGTAATCGTCAATGCCGTATTCGATATCGCCATGAATCTGAAAACCACCACAACGGCCATAGCTGCTATCATAAGCGGTTACAGGATGGCTCTTGCAATATTCTCTTGCGGTCATATCAAACTCTCCTTAAAATATATCTTTTATGTAATTTTCGCAATTATTTCTTACGTTGTTATGTAATTTATTCAGCCTGTTTTGCGATGGCCGGAACCTTAATACCCATGCCTGCAATCTTTTCGAGGAATTTCATACGAGTGTCACGATTGCTCACAATCATGTTGGTGTACAGCTGATACATAGCCAGATAGCCCTGCTTATTGCTCTTGGTAAACACCAACTCAGAAACATTGCGGAACGTATCAGGACGGTTTGCGGTCATAATCGGAACCAGGACATTTTCGATTCTATCCATCTTGCCAAAATCCTTATTGTACAGTTCATGCAAGCTCTTGAGTGTGGTACGAGAGAAACAGTTGTGCAGACCATACCAACCAGTGCGGACAATCAGACCGATGATCCAATCAATTTCAGTCGGATTCTTCGCAGAAATTTCCATTGCGGTTCCGATACCGTTGACCTCTTTTATATCAATCTGGTAACGAGCGAGAGTATTCACAAGGGTAATGCAATCCTTATGCTCCGCGATAACACCGGCCTTGCACTTGTCGTGCATGGAAATCTTGGTCATGTTGTCGTCCTGCGTCAAAAACGCTTCTGCTTCATCCTTCAGTTCGAGATTCTGAAGAATCTGACAGGTGATCTTTTTCAAACCTGCTTTCTGAGCTGCCACAAAGCGACCCTGACCATCAAGGACAAAGAAATACTGCGTATCAGTACGGTAGCTAACCAGAACGCTGTTAGCCTTGTTTGCATCCCATCCGGCAGCCATTGCGTTAATACGCGGCCAACGAGCACCACCAATCTCACGCTGATAGCAAACATCAACGCGAATCAGATCGAGAGGAATTTCAGCGTAAAGGCAACCGTTCAAGGTAACACCGCTTTTTATGACCTTTTCACAAGCAATCTGACGAGCGGAAATAGCGGCTGCGGTGGTGGTAACGGAAGTGTTGACGTTCTTTTTCATGGTAGTATCTCCTTTGAATTTATAAATTTTTTGAATTGACAATCACAAAATGGATTTACTTTACGATAATTTCAGCATCAGGATAATACTTCCTTACGCATTCCACAGCTTCTTTTACATCTGCCACAATGAGGTTACAACACTTATTTGCATCCATGATGTATGCGCTGTAATTCTCGTAAGTGGTCATCTTCCAGCCACCAAAGTGGTTGAAAACAACGATCTTTTTCATGCTTTTCATTCTCCTTTACCAAAGATTCTCACAAGCAAGGATTCCTCCCTTTTCATAGGGCAATCGTCTGACGCAATCCCTGTGAGGGCAATCCAGCTTTTCGCAATATTTGCAATTTGCATTATTGCGCTCTTGCTCTGCAAAGAATTTCTTTGCGGATTTCAGGTCACAAAAATAATGACCCTGATCCCATGTGTAGGAATCCGGGTCAAAATGCCACGCCACAATGTAGGGCTGATAGTGATTCTTCTTGTAAAACAACGCCGTATAAGCATTGCCTACTTCAAGAATATCAAGATTTTCTTTGTTCGTTACAGTTCTCCTTTTGCATTTGTAATTAGAATCTTGTAATCGAGGTCATCTGCCATCGGTTCTTCCGGTTCTCCATCCATGCTGTTGCTGGATGAAGTGTAAAGTTTGTCATGCCGTTCTTGCGGCATTTCACCGGGTTCTGTATATTTCCATACTGTGCCGAACTTATCGATAAATACTTCACGGTGAAAGTCATCCGTTCCAATGAATCGTAAACTCTTTACATTACGAAACATCAGTTCAACCATCCTTTCCATTCTGCCACACCCATAGCGATAGCACCCAGAACGAAAAACCACATCATGGGGGCAATACATCCGGCCTGATAGGCGGAGTAACCAAAGAACATGAGAAGCGATTTCATAACAAACATCCTTTCTTATTCAATCCAGCATTTTACGGTGCTGACGTATTCAGTACCGGCTTCTGCTAGAGCTTCCTGATAGATTTTTACAAACTCTGTATCACAAAATGTTATGGCAACATCAAGAGCTGATTCAATAGAAATAATTGCCATAATAGAACTCCTCTTTTATGTGATTTTTTGACGTGTTTTCATTTTGCATATTCTGCATAATATTTTGCATAAATAATCATTTTAGGGCATAAAAATAACACCCTATGAGTTTTAGGTCATAAGGTGTTTGTTGACGTGAGTATTTAATTTTGCTAAAATAGAGACATTATAATCTGAAAGGAAGTTCTTGTCATGGAATATATTGAAAATCTGCCCGAAATCGTTCAGCTTCACGGAGATTTGTCTGCAAATGCTGTTGCAATCATAGGCTTTTTCAATAACGGAATGGACGCAATTCCACCCTTTATCGCTTCCACTATGTCAAATCTGTTCTGCAACATGAATCGTTTAGCTAGAGAATTATATTTTGATTCATGGTACGACGAAGAAAATGAATCTTTAGCAGAAAATACTCCTGCCTTAATCAAGGCTGATTACGAGCGCATCAGTGCTTATACAGAAATTTTTGAAGAATGGTCTTGTGCCGATGAGCTTTCTCTTTGGAACACTGATAAAGATACTATTGTTCAGACCCTTTCGTATCTTATTGGAGATATTTCACGCTTTTATTCTGATTTGAGTAAAGAATTTCCCTACGAAGAAGATCAGGACTAATTGTTTAGCCTACAATTTTAGGTTTGCCGTTTTCGTCAATGATAAGGTTTCCATAAGTGTACGCTTCTGCACAGGCTTTCAAAACGGCATTTTTCGTCGTTCCGTTCAGCTCTGTTTTAGCTGTGAATGCTTCAAAAAGCTCAGGTGTAACCTTGATGGGAAGAATTTTAGATCGTGATTTCTCACGTTCATATTCCTTACCATAATCCCTTGCTGCCATAATTGCACCGCCCTTTCTGGATGGTACAATTATATCATTCTGACGAACTTGTGTCAAACTTAAATCACCTTGCTTTCTTTCCAGACTTTACCGGGAACACGTCATTAAGAGGACGCATATCACGGTTATCAAAGTCTCTTGCACAGCATCCAGTGCCGTCCATGTAGTACGACATTCTTTCATCCATGCGGAAGCTATGATTATTCATCAAGACTTCTTTGCCGTAGATCCAGCCGGAAACTGTGATGTATTCACTAGAGCCAAATACAACACGCTGAGAACGCTTTTTCTGAGCCGGTTTGCCCGCCTCATTGTAGCGGTCATCAAGACGTTTCTTGCTCTTATGATAGCGCAAAGAGCCTTCTGCATTAGCTTGTGACGCTCTGAGAAAAGCTGTTTCGCTCTGCTGTTGCTTGACCTTTTCCATTGCAAGACGCTTTTCTTTCTTGCTCTGCTGATAGGCATTCCAGTCATAAAGGGAAACACTTCTTGCATAGTATGCTTCTTTAAGGAAGTCAACAATCTTGCAAGGATGGATAGAAGTCCATCCCATAGACGTTTTGACGTACATAGGCATAAAGCCTGTTTTCATTGCGATAAACGGACGACTGACGAACACAACGCCGTCAAATGTGCCGTAAAGATCAAGTTCTTTGACTTCTGTGCCGTTGTAGATAATAGAGTGTCCAGAAGTGTTCTGACGCACTTCTCTCATCGTATTCTGATGGGATTTCAAGATATTTCACCTCTTTCTTAGAATCCTGTTTCGGCTCATGCCATCATCAGGGGACGGACTTCTACCGCCCGACAGGGACAGACTTTTACCCGGTCTGTCAGCGGCAACTAACTCAAGCGGCAACTTTATTAGAACTTGCCTTAAAAGCCTTGTCTGCTTCCTCAAAAGTCTTGCGTGCTTCCTCAAGTTTGATGTTCCAAGAGCTGATAGTGTTCTTGATGGTATCAACAACGGCTTTCTTTTCGTCGTAGACGGTCTGAGCGGACAGCATAGCTTTATTATGCTTCTCTTTGGTGGCATCCTTAATAGTGTTATCGCTTGCGTCTTTCTCACACTGAGCCTTGCACTTATCAAGCTCTTTCTGAGCATCATCAAGGGCATTCTGAGCGTTGGAGAACTGAGAATTTGCCTTTGCCAAACGTGCCTTGCAACGCTTCTCAGCAAGGTTATAATCCCGCTGATAGTCCTCAAGGTAGACGGTCTGAGCTGCTACCGCTTCAAGCATAGGCTCAAGAGCCTTGACGAACTTGTTGATAGGAAGGTTGCTAGGGTTATAATCGCCGTCCATGTTGGGAAGGTATGCTTCCGCCATAGACAAAATCTTTCCACCCAGATCGGACGCTTCCGCCATCTTGAACGTATCGCCAAAGACGATGATTGCAAGCTCATTCAGGCACTCATAGAAGTTATCGGTGTAGACCTTAACAATAGCCGCATTTTCTCCCTTGCTCTTGCTCTTGTTAAGATTGCAAGCCGTGTTGTAGACGTACTGGACAGCCTTGCCATATGCGTTGTACTCTTTTTCGTCCATGAGAAGGTACTCAGGCACTTTTTTAGGGTATGCCTTGAGCGTGTTCAGACCGTTCTTGACGGTGTAGGAAATGAGCATCTTGCCATTGCTTGCATAGCCTTTTTTCTCAGAGCTTGCACGGCAAGATTTACGAATGGACAGACAGACGTTAGACAGGTTAGACATAGTATTTCTCCTTTACTTGTGTTATACTTATTGTGTATTGACGTGACGGCTTTTGCCGGATAGACTTATTTGAGAATGTCCTCAACAAGAGCTGTTGCAAGAAGTGAACAACCGCCGTAGACGGTTAAGACAACCGCATATCCCATGTATGCCAATCCGCAAAAGCTAACCAGCATACCAGCGGTAATGAGAATGAAACCGATAGTAAAAAGAGCTACAAAAAGAACGGCTTTGAGCTTTTCTTTGAACACTTGAATACACCTCTTTTCTGTTTAGTATTCTGGTACAGTACGCTTTTGATACAAGGTGCATACTGTTGACCATCCTTGCTGATCCTCTTAGGTATAGTCTACCTAGGGACCAGTGAAAGACTTGCGTCTAAAACATCTTGTTTGCCAATTTGACGAAATTTCGGCGTTTCACAACGCTCTACTTTAACGTATTTTTCAAGGTGCAAATTGTGACTTGTCGCACCGTACCAACAAAACCCGAAAGTTTTGCCGATATGGTAGACTTCTAATCTTGACTTTTGTTGCATGATTTTTCTTGTAATTAAACAAGAGTTAAACCAAACAGGCTAAAATCAGAAGTCTTGACTTGTCAATGTGCTATTGGGTTTTGGGTTTTGCTTTTGGGCTTTCGCCCTTGAGCTTGACTAGATTGTATCACGGTATTACCGTTTTGTCAAGCCCTAATTTTGAACCGCTCAAACGGTGAAACGTCAAAAAGTGAAAACTGAAATTTTCCGGTGTTTCAGAACCATCATGTTTTCCGCTTTCCGGTGTTGCCCTTGAGCTTGGCACTATTATAGCCGGTATTACCGGAAAAGTCAAGCGGTATTACCGTAAATGTTGCACACGCAACACATGGATTTTTGCTTTATATTATAATTACCTTATAAGGGAAAACGGACTTGTTGATTGAAAAGAAACAAGAACAATTAGAAGTTGATTTTGAATCAACAAAACATTTTGTTTTGTATCGAACATTTTTGTTTGTTGTCAAACAATTAAAATTCTTTAACCATTATCTGCGCCTGTTGA